ATGGGCACGGTCACTAAGCGACAAACAAAAGACGGTACAACTCGGTATAGAGCTCAAGTCCGCGTACAACGTCAAGGCTACCCTGAATTCAAGCAATCCAAGACCTTCAGCAAAAAATCATTGGCTGAGGAATGGATCAAACGCACGGAAGCAGAAATTGAGTTGCACCCTGAAAAAATGTTGAACCCTGAGGTGCAACTTAAGCACAAAACTCTCAGAGACTTTATATTTCAGTACTTGGATGAAGCGGACAGTTTTGCCAGGACAAAAACAGGAGCACTACAGCATATCGCTAGTTTAGATATTTCTGAAAAGAATATCTATTCTTTAACGCGACAAGACTTTTCTGATTACGCCATTATGCGTCGTAAAGGTGATCCAGTTAAAGGCACTGATGGTGTTGCACCTGCAACGGTTCTTAAGGACCTAAGTCATATTAAAGCTGTCATTGTTCATGCTGAATTTGTATGGGGTGAACCTTTAGAGACTGTCTTGGTCGAATTTGAAAAAGCCATGATCGGTCTTCAAAAGTCTCGGATCGTGACACGTTCTAAACAGCGTGATCGGTTGCCAACCGCTGAAGAGCTTCAAATTCTGACCAACTATTTTTATAAAAGCTGGAAGCGCGTCAAGAATTCCACACCTATGCACTTGATCATGTGGTTTGCCGTGTATACCGCACGCCGAGAAGATGAATTGTGCTCATTACGTCTGGATGATTATGATGACTTGAATAATCAATGGCTGGTCCGTGATGCAAAAAACCCAAATGGATCATTAGGCAATCATAAATATGCTCACATGGAACCAAGGGCCATTAACATGATTGATGAATTCATGAAGCCTGATGTACGTGAGCGTATGGTTGCCTTAGGTTATGACAAAAACATTTTAATACCGGTTAATTCAGCAACCGTGTCGACTTATTTTACCCGGGCATGTAATGCATGTGGTATCACTGACTTAAGATTCCATGATTTACGCCATGAGGCTGCCACACGATATGCTGAAGATGGATTTACTATTCCTCAGTTGCAGACCATTACCCTGCATGAGTCCTGGAATACATTAAAGCGATATGTGAACCTAAAAAAACGTGGTACCCGGTTAGAGTTTGAAGAAGCGATCCGTGTTGCTGAGGACAACTATAATAGTTATTACAAAGAATGGAGTAAGAAACAGCGCTATATGGCATTGGTTGATAAAAACGATGCTTTTGAAGATGATGGCGAAATTAATGTCGAATTTGATTTCATCAAAAAACATTTAGATGTATTTATTGAGATCCACCAGAACAATAAATACTTTAAACGCCTGCATGTGAATAAGCTGAATAGCAATAATCCGTTCGCTTGGAATAATGAAAATAAGCATTTTGTAGCTCATGATATCCAATTAGCCTGGGAGGATTGGTTTATTGAAAATGGGAAAGTAGACTGGGATGAGTTACCGGAAGGAAGTACGCATTTTTCAGTTAAAGACCTTACAATCGTGAAGAAATTAAAGACGCGTACATATTTATGGGATGAATCTATTCAAGGCTGGATGGATAGTTTTGGGCAGTATTTAATTGATGATAAACATATTGAGAAGTAAGGGCACAATTAATGATGCAGGATTGGGCTGATATGGTAGTTGGGTGGTAATTAAAGGATATTGAAATGAAAATATATAAAGTAATTAGCTGTGTCATTGCACTCTTCTCTTTCTTATTTTTTAGCTATTTTTTTTCAGGAAGCGGTGAAGGATTTAGATTATCTACAATTAATCCAGTTGAGGCCTTAGAAGGTCTTGCTTTCACCTTTGGGTTTGGATTTGGGGTACCGATCTGGTTATCTTACATAATCTCTATTCTGATTCTCATAGGTATTCCCCTCCTAATTTACTTCTTAGTACTTGGTTTACTAAAGAAAATTATCAAGTTATAAATCGATTAATGTCCAAATTAAAAAGTCAATTTGGGTTGTAACCATTTATCTGAAATCTTATATTTTGACGTCACTCTATGTCGCATTATTGATTTTAAAAGACTTATTTTAATTGTTTGATTTTTATTGAATCCTTACACTCTTGATTAATGTTACAGAAATCAAGGAGCAGTAAGTTATGAATAATACTCATGGGGGCTTTCGAGCCGGGGCAGGTCGAAAAAAGTCTGAAGAGACTAAAGTTATTCGAGTACCTGAATCTAAAATTCTTGATATCAAAGAATACTTAAAATCCCTTAAAAAAGAAAATGAAATCACTGATATCCGTCAGTTCGATCCAGTGACTAAAATAGAAATACCATTGGCCACTGAACGCGTTCAGGCTGGCTTCCCCTCACCGGCTCAAGATTATGTCGATAAGAAACTCGATCTGAATGACTTCCTGATCAATAACGCCAATGCGACTTTCATTGTACGAGCAAATTCCCTTTCGATGCTGAATGCTGGAATTGATATCAATGATGCTCTTATCGTGGATCGCAGCATTGAGGCGCAGCATAGAGATATTGTGATTGCCTGCGTAGATAATGAGTTTACTGTTAAGCGACTGATTATTGATACCAAAGGTTGTTGGTTGAAAGCTGAGAATGAGGGGTATCCAGATATTCATCCCCAAGAAGGCCAGCAGTTTGAAATCTGGGGTGTAGTCACAAATGTAATCAAGAAATTTAGATGAGCTATAACCATGAAATATATGCGCTCATTGATGTAAATAATTGCTATGTAAGCTGTGAGCGCCTGTTCAACCCTAAACTTAAGGATGTGCCGGTCATTGTTCTTTCCAACAATGACGGTTGTGCAGTTGCGCGCTCTCAAGAAGCAAAAGATATTGGTATCAAGATGGGGGTTCCCCTATTCCAGATCCGGGAAATTGTCGAAAAATACAATGTTCAGGTTCTTTCTAGTAACTATGCTTTATATGCAGAAATGTCTCACCGTTTCCATTCGATTCTGGCTGATTACGTGGCGCCAGGTGAACAGGAAATCTATTCAATTGATGAATGTTTTCTAAAGCTTACGGCCTATGCCCAGAATTATGATCTTGAAGCATATGCCCAAGACATGCGACAGCGGATCTTGCAGTGGATCGGATTACCGGTTTGTGTCGGTATTGGACGAAGCAAGACTGAAGCCAAGCTAGCTAATCATATGGCCAAGAAGGCTAAACGCTTCAATGGGGTTTGTGATCTGGTTTCTATGGATCCTAAACATCGTGATTATTTTTCTAGTCTGATTGATGTCTCCGAAGTCTGGGGAGTGGGTCGTCAGCATAGTAAAAAACTAAAGAGCTTAGGTGTTAATACTGTTAGCGATCTAGCCAGGTCTAATTCCCATCAAATGGGAAAACTATTTTCAGTGGTCGTGCAGAGGACTGTCATGGAACTGCAAGGCATTTCCTGTATTGAGGTTGAGTCCTCACCCGCAACTAAAAAACAGATCATTTCTTCCCGATCCTTTGGTGCACGGGTAACAGATATCCAGTCATTGTCTGAAGCAATGAGTGATTACCTGCAGAATGCTGTTAAACGCTTAAGAGAAGACAAATCTCTATGTGGCTGCGTAATTGCCTTTGCCCAGTCCAATCCTTTTGACAAGCATAGACCTTTCTATAACAAGTCGATCACTATCGGATTTGCCGAACCCACTGATTGTGCAGCCATAATAAATCGAGCGGTAATGAAGCGAATAAATGAACTGTTTCAGGAAGGAATCGAGTTTAAGAAATGTGGAGTAATTTTGACCGCAATTGAGCCTAAGTCGACATACATATATGACTTGCTCTCTGATAGTATGCAAATAGAAAAAAATGAAAGGCTGCAAGAGGCTTTGGAAAAAGTAAAAACTAAGTTTGGTGATAAGAAACTTGCCATTGGTCCATGCAAAATGCATGGTCGTGCTTGGGCAATGTCACGCCAAAACTTGACCCAGAATTACTTTAGTTGGGAGGGGATGTTAACTATAAAATAAAGATTTAGCTTATTTTTAAAGGAAATAGAATAAGAAAAAATGGATTTATTTTTATATGGTACATACGATTCAAAAGGGAAATATTTTTAGGAAGAGATATAAAGGCTTTAATATCTCTTTAAAAAATCAAAAAAGATCCGCTTTTAAATTTATGAAATATATCTAATTTAAAAAATATAAATTATACAATCTTAAGTGTTTAAAGAATAAAATACATTATTTCACTTTTCCACTATTTTTATGAGTATTGCCTACAGACCAGATATCGATGGCCTTCGTGCTATTGCGGTATTACTAGTCATTTTCAATCATTTGGGCTGGTCACTATTTTCTGGCGGTTATATTGGGGTAGACATCTTCTTTGTCATTTCAGGCTATCTCATCACCATAATTTTGACACGCGAAATCCAATCCCAACAATTCTCAATTGCACGATTTTATAAAAAACGTGTGGTTCGTTTGGCACCTGCTTATTTTACTGTACTCTCAGTTGCTAGTGTCGTTGCCTGGCAGGTGATGCTACCCGGTGAACTGACTGAGTACTTTGAGAGTGTCATGTATGCCACTTTACTTCTTGCGAATATTTATATGCGTAAAGAAGTTGGGGATTACTTTAGCCCTAACGTAGAAAATGTGCCGCTGCTACATTTATGGTCATTGGGTGTAGAGGAACAGTTTTATATTTTCTGGCCTTTAGTATTGTGGATGTTTTTTGCCAAGTCATCACGTAAATATCTTTGGTTGATGATCAGTATATCTATCGTTGTTCTCCTGGCATATGCTCAGCTAAAACTGATTCAAAATCCTGCTAAAGCTTATTACAGCATGCCAGTACGTGCATTTGAGTTGCTACTGGGTGCATTGATTACTTGTTTACCACAACCAAAACTATCTAAAAAACTACTGCAAGGGCTTGTCTGGGTTGGGGTTATTGTTCTATTTATAGCAGCGATTTATTTTGACAAGCACACGCCATTTCCTGGTCTTATGGCACTGATTCCATGTTTGGCGACAGCCATCGTGATTTATTTGGGACAATCTGTACCTTCTAGCAATCTATTATTGAGTAATCGGCTTAGCACCTGGGTTGGAAAAATTTCTTATCCGCTGTATTTGTGGCATTGGCCAATTATCGTTTTATTCGGCATTTATATGCTGCCATTAAATCTGGAATATCAGATCATCATTGTTCTGCTGTCTATGTTGTTGGCATATTTAACTTATGCATTGGTAGAAAAACCCCTAAAACGATTTGTGATGGCAAAAAATTACAAGGTGATTATTTTAGGTTTCTTGATTCCTGCAAGCGTTTTTATTAGCGTTGCCTTGACTGTTAAGAGCAATGACGGCTTTCCAGATCGGTTCCCACCGTCGGTTCAGGCCAAACAGGAGGCATTGCATTCTTATGCACATTTAATCCGCAAAAAATGTATGGATACTGGAGACTCCAAAGTCTTACCTGACCCAAAGGATTGTGTATTGGGGCAGTCTAAAGAGGAAGTTGATTTCTTATTGATTGGTGATTCTCATGCCAATGCCTATACTGCAATGCTAGATGAGTGGGCGAAAGATGCTAATCTGCGAGGTTATGACATTACCCAAAGTTCAACATTTTATCTACCTGGAATCAAGAGATTTGTATTTGAGCTGAAGCAGTGGAAGGAACTTTCCAAATTTCAGGAACGTAATGATGCCATTACAGCTCATCTTAAAAATACGCACTATCCAATGATTATTATGGCTGGCTCTTATGCATCGTATTTTGGTGATGAGTTCAAACTTAAAGATGGTGTCCATCAGAGTGAAAAAGATATCTTTAAAGGAGGCTTGCTAAAAGCTTTAGAAATTGCTCATCAGTCCAGCGATCAGGTGATTTTATTGAATGATGTGCCGCGTCTGGATTGGGATGACATTCCTTCCGACTGTAATATCCGTAATGAGATTCTAAATCGACATGCTCCCTGTACGGTTTCGAAAGCGAGTTATGAAACGCATTTAAAACAGTTTAATCAGGTTGTGGCTGAAGCTAAAATCAAATATCCACGATTGAAAGTCATTGATCCCAATAAGATTATTTGTGACCAGCAGGCATGTAAAATCATGCTAAATAATGTGCCTTTATATCGCTGGAAAGATGACAATCATATTAATGATCAGGGCTCGCGACAATTGGGCGTTGAGTATTTAAAAAAGTTTGGTAACCCCCTGAAAGATATAATTGAAAATTAGTTCCTTAACTAAAAAATCTATGGTCAATAAATAGCTGTGCAACCTTATAGGAGGATGCACAGCGTTAAGATTTTAATTGCAGTTTTCATAATCGATCAATATTTTGGCCGCAGCCTTAGCAGCCAACCAGTAGCGCGCATTAAATCGGGCCAACTCATCCTCATTGGAGATAAAACCAAGCTCCACAATCAAACCACCAGCATTCACGTATGCCAAGCGGCCACGTGCTGACTTAGATTGATCAATCCAGCCATTATCACCACGTAACCGGCTACCCAGCGCATCTGCTACAGCTTTCGACAAATCCTGTGCGAGCTTCTTGTCTTTCGGCAAAGCAATCGTTTCAACACCATTGGCCTGCTTCGATGCTGCAGCATTCATGTGGAACTCAACTGCAACACTTGAGCCTTGAATTAATTTGACTGCAGCAGACAATGGGTCGTTCTTGGTGCCAGTGCCATCAGTTTTGACTTGTAGCCCTGCCTCACGCAAATAATGAGTCACTGCATTGCGGAAATTAACCACCAGATCTGCTTCTTTCACTTTACCATTCACGGCACCTGGATCAGTATTGCTATGCCCTGCTGTTATTGTGGCAAAGCCTAAAGGCTGCTGGAGATTTGGCTGGGCCTTTTTACGGCCAATAAGTACAGCCAAAAACATCAAACCTAAAGATGCAATCGTTTGATATGGCTCAGGCAGCACATTGGCGTTATACACTTCCTGAAGAACCAAATGTATACAGGATAAAAAAAGCGCCATATAGGCGCCATATTTTACTGAGTCAAACTTCCATACACTTTCATTAATTAATTTCATGGTTTCCTCTCTTTGATGATTTATTTTTTCTGTTGATCAATTTGATTTCGCATTGCTGCTAAGTCCGTATCCATTCGAATCTGTTTTGATTCAATGATGGCCAGTTTTTGATTTAGTCCCGCATTCTCTTTGGCAAGTCCGGTATTGCTCTGAAACACCCAGGAACCGAACGCTATAAGCAGTCCAATAGCAGATCCCCCCATGGCTTTGGCGAAGGTGAGCCCTCCCTTTGCTTGATTCATATCTGCTTGAAGCAGATCAATATCCCGTCGGTTTGCTACTGCCTGTGATTGGTAATATTCATTTCGTTCAGTTAAACGAATAACGTTGTTATTCAGCTCACCCATTTCTAAGCGCAGCTGATCTAGCTTTTTCTCAACGCGCACCCCGTATGTTTCACTGTCAGGCATACGCCCTCCTAATTTTTGGCAATAAAAAAGCACCTAAAAAGGTGCTGTTGTTTGGTTAAGTTTAGACTTCTATTTCTGAGTGCTGGCCAGTGGGTGCTGGCCTTAAAATTACTTGGTTTGAGATGAATACTCTGGTACCCAAGTTATAAGCAGTACCGGATGTGCATAATACTGGACCGGATCCTCCATCAATCTGAACCCTATACTCTGGATGCTTAACCGAGGTGATGGTACCTATATATTCTGCATGGGTCGGATTAAGCAGCTTGCGCAGTTCAAATAAGGGATTCGTCACGGCTGATACGCTCCACAGTAATGGTTTCATTCACCTTTTCATGCGAAAAGCTGCCTGAAACTGAATCAATGACACCCCACCACTGGCCATTAAAAGCAATCAATTCCCCTGGTAGCATCTCGCCAATTTCCTGACTGACAGGAATATCAGAAAAGGTATGCAGCTCCTGAATATTGGCTTTTACCAGTGCATTCTTCCCATAGCTGGCACCCGATACCACGTTAAACAATGGACCAGTGACCACCTCTAACGGTACATCACCCGAAGTACCACGCTGCTGTACTTTCAGACTTTCACCACTTCTACTATTCACTACGGTGAGGGCATTAAAGTCAGCAATGTATTCATCATTCTGTTTGATGTTTTGTTGCATCACCAGGCTTTCAGACAACAGAATGTCGTAATCATCCACGGTCATCGTATCCCAGTAACCTTTCTGGTACCGGGGTAAAATAGTCAGTGTATTACCTGCCTTATGGCTATAGATAAAGCCACCTGCTGCATCAACGACCTGTTTGATTGCATCAATGGGGGCAAGTTCTGCATAACTCAGGCTTTCGATCGGTACAATCCAGCCCAGTTCATCAATCAGTTTCCAGTCCAGAACAGTATTTGATTGTGCCCGATCCAGTTCAGCCTGAACCAGCTGTACAGAGGTTCGTTCATTATCCTGGATGAATGAACGTGAAGCTGCGTATTTATCCGAGTTCAAGGCAGTGATACTTCTCCCTGGATAAGTGTAAAGAACACTGGCAAAGCGTCGGCTCTCCTCCGGATCTTCCAGCAGAATATGATGTTCAAAACCATTGATCATGACTTTAAGGACCACCGGCTGCCCATCAATAGGCTGTAGCTTGTCTTTTTCAGTATGAGCTACGGTAATTGAGTAAGTCCAGCACCATTGCGACCGGCTGGTGCTATAGGTACCATCCATGACTTTAATCTTCTCGCCGGTATCCAGTCGCTCGGCTATTAGTGTATTCACGATATACCACCAGTTCCTTTTCGGCAGTGCTGGAATACAGTCATCTGCACCAAAATTTAAAACAACATCATGTGAATCAACGTCATGACATAAGCAGATAAAATTTAGATCTGTGCTGCCTTCATATTTAGGTATTGCAGGCTTTGGCCATGGCAAAACCGGATGCTTGCGGTAGTGAATCGCTTTGGCTTGATCCCATGGCAAATCTGACCTGGTGACAATCTCAAGCCCTTTATCCCACTCAAACGAAAAACAGTGCTCAAAGACCTGGGCCACTTCATGTGAACAGGTCAAAGTCTTGCGCTTGCGGATCATCTCCTGCCAGATCATTTCCCGGTTATGGCGCAGTTTGATCGTTTCTTCATGCAGATAGCGCTGATGAATAAAGCGTTTATCGCCTTCTTCCCAAACAATATAAGCATCAGAACTTAATCCGGTTGCCTGCTCATGCAAGGATCTGACCGCTTGGATTAATGAGCCTGCCTGCTCATACTGAATATTTGCCTGATTCGAAATGACTAAGCCTTGATCATAAAAAAGAGCCTCATTCGAGACTCTTAATATTGGCTTGGCCCATGGTATTTCTGTGATACTCAAGGCTGCGATGGCCTTCTGATATCGCATGTCAAAACCATAGGACACACCCACCAGATGATTGATATCGAATATCGCTTTAACCTCAAATTGAAATTCAGTATCTAAAACGGTATCAATTGTGCACAGATTTTCACTAAATACCGCTTCGATTTCAAAATTAAAGCTTGTATCTAAAACCGTATCGATCTGACCGATAACATTAGTGTTTTCACTAAACTTAGCAACCACATCAAAGCCAAACTCAGTATCTAGTACCGTGTCTATGACTGCAGTATTGGCACCACTGTCAGCATAAATTGCTGTGACTTCAAATGAAAACTCAGTATCAAGTGCCGCATCAATAACACCAGAAACATCATCACCAAAATTGAGATTGGCTGAACCATCGGTCAGATGCTCAAAATTCAGAATAATGTTATGGCTGTCGGTATTATCAGGCTTAAAGTTTAAGTTTAGGTTGTGAGCATCAATGGTGCCGAGCTTATTTTTAAAATCCACATGAGCACCCTTTTTAAATTAAGGTCTAAGTTTTATTGATGTGACTGCAAGTGTGCCGCCAAGCGCTAAATTAGTATTAGCCAGCGCAATATCTGTACCTACTGTCAGATCGGCAGCCGCCTCACCAGCGCCATTGTAGATCCGTGCCCAAGTAGCGGTCCCGGTTTTAATCACAGTCGCGGCATCTGTTGGGTGGAATTCAATATAAGTAGCTGTGGCTTCTTTAATGCATGGCTCAGGAAAAGTCAGCGTCACCAATGCATTATTTGAATCTGGTGCAACGGCAGTATTGGCAGGCTGCACGCCTTCATAAAAAATAACGGTAGCACTTTGGCTACCGCTATCCATAAATTCTGCAAAGGCTTGAATCATGGCAAGCCGAGCATTGATCGATGTTTTACTCATTTTGGCACCACGTTATCTTGAATAACAGCGTTGAATTTTGATTCTGGATGATGAGCGACAATGAAATATTTTTTCAGCTCAAGGTTTTCAAATTTATAAAAGCCTTCCTTGGTAGAAATGGTTTCTTTAATCAAACGGCCAGATACTTTTTCAAACAATCTAATCCTACATGGTAAAGCTTTTCCCAACTCGGATGCTGTTCCTTGTATAGATAAGACTGAATCTGATCCAACATATTTTCCATTGATTGTGGAAATATTAATGATTGGCACTACACTCATTGAGTATCTCCAATTTCAAAAACCATTTGACCAAACCTAGGTGCAACATAAGCTGCAATATTGATTGCAATGTAGGCTTTATTATCTTTGACTATCAACTGCTTGTGAGAGTATGGAATCATCTCAACTAAGTGATAACCGTATTTTAAGCGACCATACATACCCTCGCCTGATAAGTAGATTGGAAATATTGGTTTATCTACTGGGATATAAGCATGAGCATTTGATGATCCAGATGGCCTGTTAGTGTTGAATAACGATGAGACTGCTTTGGCTTGCCCGAACTTATCTAGTCTTGAGAGCATACGCTCGGTTAAAATATTCTCAGCGCCTCCATTGAGGCCTATTGATGTATTCTCACCAACTCGGTTGTAATCATTAACCGTTCGATCAAATAAAGATGTTGATAAAAAGTTATTAAACGCATATCCATCAATTAATGACTCATAAGCCCCAAAACCGTAGACTTGGCAATTATCCATTTGGTACCCAGTTGAATTAATCAAATAAAAGCAATCAGTCGAGCCAATTAAAATATATTGTCTTATGCCGTTAGGAGGAGATACGTTGTCCTTCACATCTAATGACGCATCACCATTTCTCGCATAATACCAACGCGACCACCCGTTGATGACCGCTGTTCCTGAGCCTGTACCCACCCAGTTCTTATCAGGATTTACAGCGTCAAACGGAGCCTGCACGCCAAGCATCGTATCAATATCTGTCATATCTTCTACAATACCAACCTTTGCGTATTTAGCATAAGTTGCTGTATATGCAGGATCTAGCTCATCTACGACACGCAAGAATGGACGACTTGGCAACAATAGATTCAAAGAACGATATGCAGCCTTACCACCACCATTTGCATTCACGCTCGAAAAAGGTCTTTCCCAACCTAGTGGTGGTAATGATGCGCTGATTGTACCTGTTGCAGTGGTTACGCTCGGCACAGCAGCCAATTCAAATGTAAATGAGCTTGTATCAGGGATGGATAAAATACGATGCTCACCATTAAATTCGGGTTGGTTGGCACCCGTAATTTTAATTACTTGGTACTGCATTAAATTATGTGCAGCGCCGAATGTTGCTGTCACCGTATTTCCCGATGCTGTAAGTGAACTGACTACTCCGATTTGAATACCATCAATCAAACATGCATCTAGCACATTAATCATTGAACCATAAGCATTTTGCAGTTGTGGTGCATTATTGTTGGTATGCACATAAAACTTAATATCTGTACTTGCGACCATTTTTATTTATCCATAAAAAAGACCGCATAAGCGGCCATATTTGATTTAATTTTTAAACTACACGGTCAATGTCACCACGCAGCATGATCTGGAATTGATCTGACATGACAGTTGGCTCAGATTGTTTCACTGTACGAATCACCCAGACAGGGAAATTTGCGGCAATGGTATTAAAGCGTAAGACGTTACCATTCGCCCAACCTGCACCCCAACCTTCCTTTTTCACTGTGAAATACGGCACGCCTGTCACTGGGTTAATCGGTGCATAGTCTGCATTGGTGGTACCAGTGCCAATCTGGCCAGAATATTCACCGATACAGCGAAACGATTGTACATCGGTAAAGATTAATGCCCAGCGCTCCTGAATCGCACCTTTATTCATTACTTGGAGTGGATACAGTGAGTCGTTGTAATTCGCTAAAATTCCTGAACTTGGTTCATCTGCCCAGACATTACTCCACGCCCCTTGTACAAACTTGCGTGTGTAACGTGCCTGCATATCACCAATCACTAAAGCGGATCCAACAATCGTATCCACTGCATCGTAGTTATGGGTTAACGGTTTGGTGAAAGTCAGCTGGCCGTTGATCTGGACATCACGGATCAGGCCCATATCTTGATAGCGGTATTTCACTGTCAGTGGTGCAACCAGATTGCCCAGTACAAAGTCACCGCCCAATGTCACGCGGCCATAATCATAATCAACTGTGTACAAATCGAAGGCTACTTTCGTTCCGTTGGCATCTTCAAGTTCCGCCCATGAAATGCGCTGATCATTCAGATCGTATGTGGTTCCAGCAATCGCACTTGGTAACTCTTGCGCTTTGCTTGAACTGACAATACCAATACCACCAACACGAAAGATCGGCACCCGGCCATCAATCGGTAATCGTGTAGCAGACAGACCTAGAATTTCAGAATCCAAAGGAATATAGGTATAAGCCACAGCGTTATAGCGTACGGATGAAGCATCGACCCAGACCGGGACATTGATATAAGCGTCTAAGCCTTCCTGATATTCCAGTAATGGGTCATACCAGTCATTCGCTTCAATGTCTGCTCGGTTGGTTTCGGTGATTTTGGTTTTGGTATAAAAGTAAATCGTGACAAAGCCATTATCCCAATTGACCTGACCATGTGCCCGGCTGGTTTCAATCACACCGTTTTCATCAGCAGTTAAAGTTAGCTGCCCAAATTCAATTGATGCTAAAACCACAGTTAATGATTGTGGTCGGATCGGCATGATTGGCGTTCTGAAACTGATCTTGTTAACCGGCAACATATCAGTTGTCGTGGTTAAGGATTCCAGAGTAATGGTGTTATCTGCATTCGGTGTCCAGGAGTCAATTTCAACGATCCCAGTACCGTATTGAATGACACCCGACTGAATCCCGCTATTATTGGCTGGATTCACATTGCGATACAGCAAGCCGGTACGATCCAGAAAGGTATCAGCGCCCACTTTGAATCGGGCTGAACCTGTCAAAATCTGCTCATCAAAACCAGAAGATAAATCCAGCTTGAGCTTGTTTGCCGTCACCGTATGTGTTGCTGAGTTTGAGCCAGAGGTATCGCGGTATCTTACTTTTACATCAACAGTATTAAAGGCCTTCAGCTCAACCTGCTCGCCCTTAATACCAGATGGTTGTGGAGAATAAAAAGACATATTTCCTCACTATGCTGCTGCATAAGTTACTGACATCATTGGCAAATACTCTTTTTTAAATACTTGCTGATATACAACCGGTGTGACTTCAACTGCACCAGTGGCATAGGTAATACTGCCCTGTACCTGACCGCGCTCATCGACCAGATTGCCAATCATCGCATTCACTGGCACATCAAACAGCCATACTGTTCCTATTAATTTCCGGTCGGTATTCTGCACGGGAATCTCTAGCTCGATGCTATTCGGCTGAATTGCTGGTCCGGTACCGATGTTGAAGACCATCTTCTGGTTGGCATCTGGTGCAACATCCATCTTGGTCTGCTCAAGTGATTGGCCATAGTTATAAATCACTGAGAAAACTGTGCCTTTCTGTGGCAGCTTGTTTGGAATGATCTTGCCGATACCCGTGGCATAGTTGATCTCACCTGTGGCATCACCAGTAAACTTGCCTTGAGCATTGGAAGTCGCTGTTTTGGACTCACCCTCAAGCAACCAGTTGATGGTGATGCCCGGCAAAACACCCGGTCGACCCAAATCAAACTCAAATGCAGCTTTTTCAACACTTAAATTAGATCGCACAAAAATGATAATCGGTGTGCCCCAGTTCAGCAGAATCGGTGTGTCTACATCTGGTAATGCGCCAGTGGTTAATAGCCATGAGCCAGTTTCGTAATTGATCATGCCCGAACCAAAAGATGGACTGGCAGCCTTTAACTGGCCTGAACCATCGTCTTTAAGTTCATAGAACTTGCCCTGCGACATATAAGAAATCGACAAAGCTCCCGGTGCTGGAATCGGGATTAAAACTCCAGTCCAGTTGGTACTTTGGTTGTTTTGAGTGACCGGGATGGCATGACTTTGATAATACTGGTTTGGTGCCGCAGCTGGTTTGAATGTAATATTCAGACTTGCGGTTCCAGCCGGTGCTGCCGCAGTCCACTGAATCAAACCACGCTGATAATCAATCGTACCAACCTGTGTACCTTGAGTATTCTTAAGTAATCCGCCCTGATCAGTAATCTGCTGACCTTGCAACGTGAAAGCTACACTTGATGGAATAACCGCAGAGCCGATATACAGGTTTTGGCTGACACCAATCACCATATTTGGATAATTAACAGTAATGGTGCCTTCATTGCCTGCGACCAGCACCACGCTTTCACCTGCAGCGTTCACATCAATGATCGGTGTTTCGGTCTGGGCCGATGGAATTAGCTGGGCAAAAATACTTTTGGCATTGACCGTAAATTCACCCACATTGGCATCAGATGCCAGCGCTGTAGATGAATAGTAAAGGCCGGTATCCGCCACAATGGTATCGCGAATAATAGTTTTTGATTTCTCACCGTTGTACCACTGGCGTGCCGATAATCCGACAAAATCAACTTCGAGCGGATCATTGAGTGAGTAGGTCGCCACCTTATACTCAACATTCTTACCATCGATGACCATAATGGCAGTACGGGTTTCAATCTTGGTGATTCGCACGTACTGTTCGCGCTCCAATACCTTGCCTTCATCACTGACCAGCACAATGGTATCGCCTACCGAAGACTCCACTTCCTGAGGAAACATGGCGACCTGGAGTGATGACATACCCTGCCAATGGGTATCAAGTGGTGTGCCGGCAATTTGCCCGCCTTTGGCTAAATAGTTTTCTACACGGTTCTGAGCCGACTGACGTTCATCCGTCCAGTTCTTGGTGCTGAATAGCAGTGCAGATACGTTTGGATCTTCTGGTAGCTCAGATACAAAAACAGTTGCACCCATGAGTAAATCGGTGTCTTCGGTTGTGACTGCCGGAAAGACCTTGCGCATGGACACATCGCCCATGGTGCGATCCATCTCTGAAACATCATTGAACAGGTTATTGCTGATGCCATCCTGCACCACGACACCAGAGTATTTACCACCACCATCCGAGTTATCGGTCAAGCGTTCAGACTTGTAGATCACTAAATCCTTGGTTTCAATCGCCATCGTCTAACTCCGTAAAGCGCAAAGTCACATTAAAATAATCATCCAGTGATACCGCTGGAATTCCTTTTACCGGTGTGGCCTCTAAAGCCCCATCCTGGTGGTTAAATTTGACGGTGAATTTCCGGCTATCATGTGGCTGCTCAAATTGCAGTTTGAAATTCTCCTCCTGTAGCCTGGACCATTCCAAAACAGTCCGCAGTTCACGCAACCTGATCCAGCCCATCTGTGGATCTGCCGGCTGCAGGGTAATTAGTCGGCCCGACTTCTTTTTACCTTCCTGAATGATCAAAGTGCCATCCATGGAGTAAGCCTGACTCTGCTCAATGGCCTTCCATGAAAATTCATCAGGCCATAAAAAACCGTCCTCTAATGGGACGGTTTCTGATGTTGCTAAGCGAATAAGCTTCATGTGGATTTCGCCTGTATTTTTAATTGATTCACAAGTTCATTCATTAAAGATTCCTGTCCCGCAGGACCGCTAAATTTCATCTGCTTACCATTGAAGTCAAAGTTATAGGTAACTTCTTTGGCAGGCTGATTAGTGTCTCTGACAGATGGTACTGACGGAATAGACGGCGCATAGTCATTGAGACCACTGGAACCTGTTGACGCGAGATTAATAGAACGAAGCAATTCATTGATCTTGTTGGTTCCGTGCTGAGTGGTCAGACCATTCGCTGCTGCCCGATCAAATTCAGCATTGATTAATGCTTTCATTGCAGGGTTGCCATCCTTACCCAGTCCTTGAGCCTTGGCATCCCGATCAGCTGCCATCGCTTTAGACCAGATATCACCAGCCAGTTTTTGAGCCTCTTTATCGCTATACCCCTTACTTTTCAGCTCGGAGAGTACTTCATCTCTGGTGTAGGAGTCATAGCCATAAATGCCCTTGCTTAATGTATCACCCTGTCGCTTCATTTCCTTATTGAAATCACCTTTAGCTTTATTTACTGCATCAGCCCAGGCCTCAGTGGAAGTTTTGGCCTCTTCCCGTGCGATCTGGCCTGCATGACGGAATCCATCACCGATTCTATGTGCAGAGTCTCTGACCCGATGATTGGCCTTCTCCCAGTCATCCATGGATTTGACGGCAGCAATACCTGTGTCATCAATTTGAACCTTAAGCTTTTGGGTGGCATCCGCAGCATTAAATGCAGCTATGACTCCCGCATCACCAGACAGTGCTACGGCTTGGGCTGCTTTTTTATGCGCTTGTTCAATTCCTTCGGCGGTAGCTTGGCCACTATTTCGAATAGTGTTGTAATCCATTAAGGCTTGTTGAGCGGAAAGCTTTAATTGCTCCTTGGTTTTAATCCCGAGACGTTCAAAGGCCTTCCCTGTTTCATCCAATTCATCTGGTAATTCAGCATTAGCCTTACGGATAGCCATGATGCCGAGTTCAACCTGCTTGGTTGAGAATACCCCTTGGGCCTCAAACTCACGCATCTTGGCATTTGCTGCATCAATCTCCGCTTGGCTTCTGGCCTTACTAAGCCAATCCTCCCATGCTTGGTAAAGAACATCACCAGCTTGTTTACCGGTAATACCGGCCTCTTCCAGCCTAGTCTTCAAGTCATTTAAATCATTGCCAGAACTATTGAATGACTTGGAGACCTTGTTCAAGGATGCATCCAGATCCACGCCAAACAGCTTGGCAGCAGCAGATGCTCTTGAATAAGCCGTTTCCGCCACTTGGCCGGATCCAGTATTGGCTTTATTTAATTCAGCTATACGTAAATCACGGTTTTGGGATAGCTCAGCTTCTTTGGCATTAATGGCATTAATTGAGGCTTGTGCAGATGCCAAAGCATTTAAATCACCAGACTTCTTGGCTTGTTCAATCTGCTGTTCTAGAAGTGCACGTTCAGCTGCAGCCTGTTTCTGATAGGCCAGATATTCCTCATCGGCTTTCTTAACATTCTCCTTGGCCAGCTTTAAGGATTCTTCTTTTTTAGCAGCACTTTCGGCAGCCTGTTCCGCACTTTGGCTTGCCTGAACACTAACCTTTCCAGCCTCATCAATGGTGACGATATAGCCTTTGGTCAATAGATCGGCCTGCATCACGCCATCCATGACACCGCCATTGGCTTTGATAGCGGCCTCGGCATAAGCCTGAGCAGAAGCCAGCATATCCTTATCTAATGAGGTTTTATTGGTAGCGTGCTCCTTTTCACGACTCTCGAGCTCATTAGATTTCTGGATAATTGCATCAATGGTCGACTGATTGCCATCCTTGCGAGCTTGGTTTAACTGCGCATCGATGGCCGCACGTTCTGCTGCCAAATCCTTAGATTTTTGAGTGAATTCATCATTTTGCTTGGATAGCTCTGCAAAAGTTGCGGTATTCCCAGCCACCGCCTCACGATTCTTTTCATCCTGGGTTTTTCCAATCTCTTCCCATACTTTTTTGACTTGAACCTCATGATTTAGCGCCAGATCATCCGCTTGTCCATAAAGTTCTTTGGCTCTTGCAGTAAGATCCTGAAATTCTTTAAAGGCAGCCTCTTTTGCATCGCCAAGCATAAACTTGGACTTCCAGTACATGAATGCACCGGTTGCCTCATACATAGCGCCAGCAAATAGATTCACAACAATAGCAATGCCTTTAAAGCCATCATTAAATAGAGCAAATGTTAGGCTTGCGCCCTGTAATGCCTTGGTGAAGCCATTAGTCTTGTCAGTAGATCCATCAATTCCACTATTAAAATCAAAGATGGCAGATAGTGCTGTATCTAGCACCTGGGCAGTCGTACCAAACATAGAACCAAGTGATGTTACTAAGGACTTCACCGCCTCATAAGCAGTACTTAACGCCTCCTTAAACGCCTCAATTGTGGCCGGGTCAATCTTCTTAAGCTGATCCCCTACCCAGATAAAGCCTTCGCCAATATCTTCAAGTATGGTTTCCACTACGTCCATATTGTCAGCAAGAGTCACCAGCCATTGCGCCACAGTTGCTGATGCGCCGTTTGCTTGGTCCATCGTGCCAATTAGGATCTGCCATTGTGTAGCGATTCGCTGTAAGGCATTGCCAATAGTGGTTGGGAACTTGGCGTAATCAGCTTCAATTGCAGCTGATTGACTGTGTAAGGCCTTAATGACTTTCTCGGCAGATAGTTCGCCATTCTCGGCCATCTTACGCAATTCACTAGTGGTAACACCTAATGACTGGGCTAAGGCCTTAGAGATGCCCGGGGCCTGCTCCATGATCGAGTTGAATTCATCGCCACGGAGTACGCCAGATTGTAATGCTTGCGTGAATTGGGTTATTGCTGCATCAGCTGCAGCTGCTGATCCGCCGCCAGTCTGAATGGCCATGTTGATGGTTTTGACCAGATCTAGACTCTGCTGTTGCGTCATCCCCATTTGCTTACCGGTATCATTCACCTTTGTAAATAGACCAGCGGAGGCATCCAGACTTGAGTTGGTCATCAATGCAACCTGGTGCACCCCAGCCATGGCTTGCTGAAAATTACCACCATCACTGGTTGCAATGTTGATTCGAGCTGAAAGGTTGGTATAGGAATCCGCGGCCTCTGCTAATTCACGAAGGCCCAAGCCAATACCAATACCACCCATAACCCCAATAAGGGCGGTAAATCCGGTTTTTAGTACCCCTATTCCCTTCTGCGCCGTCTGAGCAGCTGTATCCGTTTCTTTTAGGCTTGTATTGGCTTTGCCTACTTCTGCCTGAAATCCATCAAAAGCCTGATCTGCTTGCTGTACTTCTTTTTCTAGTTGATCAACCTGGACTTGTGCTTTTTCAATATCTGCAGGTGAAGCTTTAGTTTTTGAAAACGCTTCAAGGTTTTGCTTGGCTTGAGCTAAATCCCCTTTAAGTTGGCCTAAAGCTTTTTCGGTTCTATTGCCAAAATCAGTAAAATTCCCTGCTGTAGATTTTGCATTGTCACCAGCATCTTTGATAATGCCTGTAGCAGCATTTAGAGACTGAGAAAGCTTATCTGCTAATTCACTGGTGCCTTTAGGTACGATATTACCCATTTCCTTTGAGGCATCGGTGGTTGCTTGTTTTAATCGATCAGACTCTTGCTTAATTGTGTTGAATACTGATTTAACTGTATCTTCAGACTGCTTGATATTGCCAACAAAGCCTTTGGTGTCGGCATCCATGATTAATTTAAATGTTAAGTTCTTACCAGACATGCTGACCTCTAAGCTTTAGGCAATAAAAAACCCCGCTATTGCGGGGTTAAGTTTTAGTTACTACAAATATCTACGGCACTTTTTTGTGGATCTGGCCAACTATTTGGCTGCTGGCTTAGATATACAGTCTGTCTTGAGCTTCTCAATTGTATCTGTAGCACCAGTTAGGTCTGCCTCATAGGTCAGAGATGTATCTTTAACACTAGACATCTGAAAAAGGACCTTTGAGGTTGATTTTAACTGATCAATAACAGCTTTGGATTGGCGCTCATCAAGAATAATAACTGTATTATTTCCTCCAGCACGCGCCACCCCGGTTAGAGGCTCATTTTGATCTATCTTCATGCGATATCGAGCCATAGGACCATCTGATGTGAAGCTATCTGTTTTTACCGGATAGGTCGCAGATATCACAACATTTGTGATTCCTGTGCTGGATCTACAAGCCACAGCAAACTCGGAATTAACCTTTGTCTTAGTATCAAAATCTAGTGCCTGAACAGTAGCGGCATAAGTATTAATGCCACTAATAGGATCAGTATCGCTATCAAGTATCCAGTTGGAAACAAGAGGTTTGTTTTCATTTACTGGTACAGATGTGTCTACAACATCTATAGAGCCAGAATTCTTGTTATTAATAAAGAAATATGCCGCAATACAAATAGTAATAATTGCTGCAACAATAACAACGATTATCATAGGGCTGTTTTTGTATTCCTTGCCGCATGTTTTGCAATGAGTATCAGTAGGCCTCATTGGCTTTTTACACGATTTACAAAATTTTATAGCCACTACAATCCCCTAAATTATTATTTTTCCATCATAACTTTAGGGTTCTACTTGATCAATCAGAAACCATTTCTTTCTTGAATGACTCAAAGCCTTTCTTGTCTGATTGAGCTACACGCGCTGCAACGGCGTTATTGAAGATTCCCTGCTTATATAGCTTGTTTGCTGCCTTAACGTAGTTCTGAAATGCGCCGTAAGTCATTTCCATGATTTCACTATGTTGATGGCCCATTGATACCAGAAACTGGAATGAATCAAACCAGGAGGAGTCCTTATCTTGTTTATTCACTCCACGTTTAGGCTTTTCATATTTGAAATAAGCTTGATTAACGAGAAGCACCGCTTTAAGTAGATCTTTAAATCCCTGCTCATCAGCAGCAAGTTCTACCAGTGATTCATGGTCCAGATCGGTGACGCATGACATAGTCGAAATGACTTGAACGCCATGAGCCTGGAATAAAGTATTTAAAATCTCATCTGAATGATTTTGGTCTTTAATGAAGTTCTTCAATACTTCAGCATGCATTGCCCAGGTATCGAAATCTTTCATCTGGATCTGACGTACTTCAATATCATTAATTCTGATGCTTCGATTCGTTGCTAGGAAAAAATCATTCATGATGATGTCTCAAATTAGATTTTAATGACAAAAAAACCCTGATGGTTATCCCATCAGGGCTCAATATAAAATTATTTATTTTTTAATTTTAGATACTTTGATCAATCAGTTTCTCAATAGTATTTGCGGCAATATCATTGAAATATGTACATTCATACTTAACCTCTTCTATTGCTGCATTAAAAGAAATACGATCTTCCTGACTAACATATGGTTGCTGGAGCAGATTTTCATATTCTTTCAATGTTTTTTGCAATGTAGTATTTGGATCCTTCTCCCAATAACCAACACTCAGCTTACCATCAATATTTGCCACAATATCTGCAACGTAATATTCAGGTTGATCATATTTTTTTAAATAAGCCCAAGATACACCGCCCCATGTCCCGCTTACCTTATTAGTACCGGCTGCTTTCAAGAACTCATCAAATGTTTTAACATTTTGACCATTCACATAAGCACTTGAACCGATTTCAGTGATCACAAAAAATGGCATTGAATAAGTTGTCTTTTCAGACTTAAAACACTTAGCTCCAGAAGGAAACCTTGTAACTTTAGATAGTGCTAAGAATTTTTTAAATTGGGTGCCACGCTCACCTTTATCAAACCAAACACTTGATGGCAACTGATCTGCAAGAATATTCCAGTAGACAGCTGTTCTATCACTTACTGTAATGTTATCAAGCGTAATCCACTGTCCTTGTTCTTGAATTTGAAGATCTTTTAATTGGTTTAAACTATATGGCGTTTTACTAAAAACATTTCCATCTTTAGAAACATAATTAATATTATATGTTCTATACCCTAATTGGTAGTTCATTGGATCAGGTCTGTATAACCCGTCTTTACTCAAAATATGTCGTTTATATAGCTCAATATTGTCAGGCTCTAATTTCTGATAATTAGTATATAAAATATTTGAATTTCGCATATTTTTAATAATTTCAACAAAACCAGTTTTAAATTGGATTGATTTCCAATTGAATGTAGTAAAGCTGTCAAAATTTTTACTGTTGATACCACTATTAGCGGGCTTTTCATTATAAGAGGTATCAGATGAACCTCCACCTCCACAGCCCAATAGTCCTAACCCCATTATACTAATTAGTAAAATTTTCTTCACATTATTATCCTCACAAAAATCAGGTGTAAGTTATCAACTTATGTGTAAAAAAACTACTAAATATGCACTCTTAATTTTCTTGAGTTCTAATGAAAATTTCACAAATAATAGGCACAAAAAAAGACGCTAATGCGCCGTGGAATTCTTTGTGCCTGTGTGGGTTATGCTGCTACCTTAAAACGCTCAATATGACCAAAGATACTAAGTTCAGTATCATGCGCTTTCGTGATATCAGCCAAGCATTCACCTTCAATACTGTAACTTGCAAAATCTTCATGAATCAAATCAAACTCCGTATCTGGGGAAAGCTCAAGACGCCAAAGTGTAACTGCGATTTTATCACCCTGATAAGTGTCCACGCCTTTGAAGAAAAAACGGTATTCCTCCCCCAAATTTGTAGCAACTGTGGTCCGGGTGATAGCTCCAGATTTTCCTGTCCATTTCACATCAGTAATGGCTTCACTAAAAATAACCGTACCAAATACTGAATCCAAAATGTATTTATCTGCAGTAATTGCTGCGTCTGATGGCCCTTTAAACTCAACATCAGATAAATTGCGAATTCCGAGGTCAATCATTTCACCAGCCTTAACTGCGCCAATGATTGACTCTGGAACTGTTGATTCAGGAATTTCTATTGTTTTCCCGCTCAACACCATTGCAAGATTTTCTTTAGTGACTTCTTCCAGTGTGCCGCTGATTTTTACGCCCGTTTGCTTGCGCAACACTGCATCTTTAGCACGCAATCCGGTCTTCGATTCATAGTGATCTGTTGTTTCAGAACTGATCTGTAATTGAAGCTCTGGCGTATTACCAATTGGTAAAAGTGCAGAAGGTTGGCCATTGATCATTTTTGCTAAAAATAGCTGACCTTGAAGCGAGATTAAATCTGGTTTATTAGACATCTGCTTTCACCTCTTTTTCTGTTTTAGTTGTTGCTGTAGCTTTTTGTGCTTGCTTTACTTCTACAATCACTCCGCGCTGCAATAAATCTTGGATTTGTGCATCATCCAGCCCACCAACGACATCGCCTTTTTGAAAGCGACCGACAGGCTGTAATGCTTTGTATTGTTTTGCCATGACTGGCTCCTAAATGAATTTTTGTGATTCAAAGATAATCGTGATATATGCAAAGCCTGGACTATACCCATCTCGAACTGAAATAAACTCTAATGCTGTACGTGATGCTTGAGGCTGCCAGCCTGAAAGCAACTGAATTACTTTCTCTGTTAATAGTCCTGCTTCATCACTTACCGCCCGACCATCAGTCATCTGAGATTGAGCATTGCGACAGGCCACCGTGACCGCCCATTGCTGACCGATCTGATTAACACTTCCACGACCTGCACTGGCTTTTTTATCGATACGGACAAAATTGACATGTGCTGACGGCGTGACTTGTGACATCTCTGTTACGCTGACTGAATTCAACGGCGTATAGATCTTTAGAAATTCTGGAATCTCTTTCAGCTTTTCTGCAATCTCATCACGTACCGCGAAGAAAGTGCTCATCTATAAAACTCCCCACAATATCTAAAACCATGGCTTCATCTTCTGCATTGATCCCTAACTGTGTTCGAGGTGGTAAAACTGACTGCTTAACTTTCCGATATTGACCACCCACTGCAAAAGTAATGTACTGGCCATTCTTGGGCAGGATGGTTGCTCCAAAATGAAGATGAGGGGCGTATTCAACGTTTGTACCAACTTCCACACCATTGCTAAGCACATTGTATGTGTAGGAATTCATCAAACGCCCAGTATCACGCAACGTTTCACCGCCTTGCATGCGTGCACGCCATGAAATCTTCCATGGATTTCCATCCACACCAGTACCGGTTAAAAACCGATGCTGAGTACTATTCACAAGCCCAGCACCAATCTCATCAAACAACTGATTCTTCAGCGAATCAAAGTTACCTAATTGTTTAAGCACTACTTCAATAGGTGAGCTATCGGCTTGAATGGTTATTGCGAAAGCCATAAACACCTCACTTCATACTGGGCATCATGTCTAAAATGGCATCACCAAATACACCACCCGTATAACTTGTTCCGATGGGTGCTGTTGATGGTCTACCTTTGGGTTGGTCGTCGCTGATTTGGTTACTGGTATCTAGAATTGCCAGTGAGTTTTTGCCATCCCGTACACCCTTTAAGAAATCTATCGCCATCTTGTAGCGCAGTTCAACTGCCTCAGGCGCTGCTTCAAAATGGAGTTTATAACGTGCTATATCACACACTAGTCGCTTCAAATTATTAGGCACATTTGGCAAGGGCAATGGGTAACGTACTGCTAGATATCCGTCCACCTCCTCACAAGCATCCTGCAAAGAAATTTCTAATGGATCTGAAACATCAGCAGGAAACATGAGCGCAAGGTTAAGTACGTTTTCACCAAATCGAGCGACTAAATCAGCTTTAGTCGCGTACATAGATCACCTACTTGTTTTCGTCAGCAGGCTTTGGGTCTGCTTTAGGTTTTGTAGCAGGCTTGGCCTTTTCCAGTTCAGCCACCTTTGCTTTTAGCTCATCCACTTCTTTCTCAGCCTTCGTTTTCGCAGCTTCAAGATCAGTGTTGGCTTTCGTCAGATCAATATTGGCCTTTTCAAGCTCAGCCAGGCGAGCAGCGGTGTTGTCTGCCTTAGGCTCTTCCAGCTCTTGATATTCTTCAATAGCCCCAGATGATAAAAGGGCCTGAAGTTGTTTAGCTTCAAGCCCTTTGATTTCATCACCTGGCATAAAATGCCCGATGGATTGTTTTGCTGTGTACTTCGGCATGTCTTGCTCCTTATAGAGTGATAAAGCCAGTACCACCAACGACACCGTTCTTGTTAGACGGCACAACTAGTGGAGCTGATTCGGTCATCAGCATGATGCCGCTTGGGTCTTCGCTATACCATTGACGGTCAAAGTACTGCTGAGCAAGGCCGTTGGCCAGCACATTTTTAATCTTGCATTGAGCTACCGAGCCATTGGTATCAGAGATCAATGAGAAGTAATCCTTAGGAATAAAGCGCTTTACTTGCCCCTTGTTGCGGTAAGTTGCGTCATATACCCAGAATTCGATTCCATCAAAGGTTCCTTTGAAGGTTGCTGACTCTTTTACACCAAAACTTGGATTCACTGGAACAGAAATACCCGCATACGGTGTGATGAATTCTTTTTTGAACTCGTCATTGTTCCAAAGAGCTGCCCAAACCAAACCAGACATAACAGACAGCTTAGCTTCACCACCATCAGCCACCAATTGACGCTCAAGCATAGTGCGGATATCAGTTACTGGCTTGGCACCTACTTCATTCCATTTGGTCAACGGCGTATATGTCAAAGATGCATCACGACGGTAATCCACTAGGTTGTATTCATAATCATCAGAATGAAGCGCATATTTACCGTTTTTCAGTAAATCAATTGCCATCATGAGGACCGAGTTATCAATTGCATCGTGGTTGCGCTTCATAACGGCGATCTGAGAAATGATCATTTTTTCCTGATCGGATAGCTGCTGATTGCCAGTAGAAATAATACCTGCAGTACGCAGACGCTCAAGCAGGGCAATTTCAAAAGTTTCGGCCGGAGTAACCTGATTTTTTGGCTTGTAGTAGGCTGGTTTTACATGACGTACTTCACCAGATTGTGTGGTATCAAATGGCTTACCGGGCTGTTGCGGTGATACCAGTGGTGCCAAATCATGTTCAGTAGAAAGTTCAGCTAAAGGCACGTCATCACGGGTAAATAACGGGCGGTTCGGGAAAAGCTTGTCTAAAAGCCAGGTATCCATCGGACGGTAATTCGAGTGAATCAGTGCGAGTTCACCTACATCAAGCAGTTCGAGCGGAGTGCCCTCAAGATTAAAAGACTGTGGCATGTTAATTACACCTTAGAAAGTTCGATTTTGTTTTTAGTTGCCTGTGCACGCGCTGCATCGTATTGAGCAGTGGTGAGCAAAGTTCCATTAAGTGAGACAGCTTCGATACTGAACCCCCCGCCGTAATACACCGGGATTTCAATTCCGTCAGCGGCCTTAATCGTAGCTTCAGCTGCTGTGACATCCTGGCCACAGATCACATCCCATGTTTTTTCATCAGTAGCATGAGACAACACATTGGTATCTGACAGTGTTAATAGATCACCGTATTTAAATGCTGTGGCGGTTGGCACCTTGGCATTGGCACGACGTAACTTTTCATTGTCCAGGATCAGCCGTTTTGAAGTGACTGAAATAGGTGGTACATAACGAATAGTCATGAATTATTTCCCCTTTTGTTCTGCAAATGCTTGTGCACCTGAAGTGAATTTGTGAGTGTCATTGTTGTTTGACTGACCACCTTGCCCTGGATTAGCTTGATGGCTAAACAGGTGAGCAAATGCGGGATTCACACTTGGTGTTTGTTGTTGCTGTTGTCCAGCTGGCGGTTGTGTATTGCCTGCCGAGAATTGACGAAGCTGCTTAGCAGTAAAGGTAAAAACTGAGTCATCCATATTGGTATAAGCCGTTTTATCTTCAGCACTGAACTGGGTTTTCAGCTCAGTTTCTAAAGCTGCAATTTCATCAGCACGTTTTTGCGCTTTGAATTGTTTAAGTTCAGCCAGTGCTTCATCACGCTCACGCTCTGCCTGCTCTTTGGCCTGTTGTGCTTTTTCTAATTCGGTCACGTCTGTGTCCTCTTTGGTTGGGTGTGGATTGGCTTTGCCCGAGAAGGCTTTAATTGATGTATTGCGATCAGCACCGGTTGAGCAGATCGTAAATTCACGGATACGGTTTTGACGGAAGATGGTGATTGGACCTTCAAACGACTGACCATTCACAGTGACTGTCTTGCCTTGTGAGACTTCTTCAATAGATCCCGGATCAATCATCATCGACATCTGGAACGGGAAGCCATCATCGGAATCTTGAACAATTTCCTGTGCCTTGGCATTCGTAAGAAAGTCACCTGATACATCAATCTTTCCGTTGGTATCTACTGTTTGAACAACACCAATTCGACTTGAACCAAAGTGTTCTTCAAGTAAGGCTGTCGGCTTATCAATCTCGATCCCATCAAGATCAAAGACCACGCCGGAGCGCCCCCAGTACCAGTGACCATCTACACGACCACCGGCATAGGCAGTGCCTTTAAATTTCCGCTTCTGCCCTTCTTCAGCTTTTGGCACCTCAATTGCCGAAGCATTGAATAAATACTTCAGCCGTTCTTCATTTGGATCTGGCATTTTCATGCTCCATAAAAAAAACCCGCTTTAGCGGGTTTTAGATTTCACAAAGATCAACGATATTTTTTCTTAATTAGCTTGTTGAAATCATTCCAACAGGCCCATTCATAGAAAATTTTTATTAAAGTTAAAAAACATATTAAAATCGCAATCCATATTCCTAATGAGGTAATACTTTCTGGAACATTTAAATCTACTTTGAATGCTTCAATGTAAGCATGAAAGTTAATTAACAAAGCCAAAGGAACAAGTAAAAACATAGAAAGCATAAAAAAGTGTAAAAAATGCATTAACCAAAATTGCTTCGATATAGATTTAATAATTTTAAAGCCATGCTGATTATCAACAATTTCATATGTCATTCTATTTCTAGCAAAAGCTAAATAATCATTTTCAAAGTTATTTGGGTCAAATTGCTCTAGAAAAAAATTAAACTCTTCAATGTTCGAAAAGCTCGCCCCCGTCAGTGCAGAAACTGCTGCATTTAGTTGAATATTTTTTTCTCGCTCTGAAAGTGAAGATTCTAGAATTAATTGTCGTTCCTCGAAAAAATTTTTTAATCGCTCACATCTCTTTTGATGAATCTTTCTTGCATACTCAGGTGTGATTAACTCAATAACCTTTGAAAAATATTCTAAAGCTTTCATGTGCTTACCTCTTAATGTTTCACACATTCAAGTACAGAATTAAGTTTATTTCAAATCATAAAAACACAAAATTTAAACAAATATAAAACAGATAAACTACAATAAATTTGCTATAAAACCATTTATCAAAGAGTGGCGAATTTTCCAATTCATCACTCTTTTTTTATTTACAAATCTAGCTCGATTTTTTATTTCTTAAGATGTAAACCATCTGCCCTTCGATCGCTTCAATCGACACCACTTCAAAAGATAATCCCATTGGTATCAAAACGCCGTTACCAGCATTCAACATATCCAGATCAATACCGAGCCCTTTACCATTTTCAATCTTAATCACGATGTCTGAGGCTGCATCAGCCATCAGAAACGGCGCACTCAACTGGACAGTTTGCCCAACCTGATAAGCCGCTACTTGTTGAAGTGTTGCAGTACCCACCACGGTTGGAGCCGTATTGCTTGCCACAGCTTGAATCGCTGCCATATCGGTACTAAGCCAGCGCTTAAGCACATCATCAGCCAGTGAGCTTTCAGCAGAGTTTAAATAACCAGACAGTGCGGCATCATTTCCTTGTACATAATCCAGAAAGGTGCGAATCGCACTTGGCCGAATACTTGGATCAAGTGGAATTACTGTATTGGCCACCGTATCGAATAGATCCCGAGTTTTATCATCCATCGGAGCAAATAGACTGGTGAGCTTTTTACTCGCCATCCATTCAGCCTTGATGACCTCTTTCTGCTCCAAGAGATATTCCTTATCCAGACTTGAAGCACTGATCTTTTTATCCACCAGTGATTCAAGCTCGCCGAACTGCAATGGATGAGAACTCCAATCTAAGGCTTCAGCTACCTCAGGCAACTTATCATCTGGTGTAATACCGTATTTCAATGCCTGCTTCTCGGTTAAGGCAATCACGGTGCAGCGACAACGAAAGCCCAACGGCGGGTAATGGGTTAGCCAAAATGGATGATCAATCGGCAATACGATCCGGTTCAAAGCCAAATGACTCGGACGCACTCGACTATCATTGATAGCTGAATACATCAGATATTGTCGTTTGGCCTTATTTTTTTGCTGTTGTTGCCACCGGCCATGACCGTACGCATTCTGGATATTGGTACGAAATACATTATCCAGGTAGTGCTTTGGCAAAATGATTTCAGATTCTTCAATGAGTTTCTGAAAATCTTTGAAGGTACCGCCCTCGGCAATGGATTTATTCACCGCCTTGATGACAGTCTCAATTTGCTCAAGACTCGATAGAAAGCTAACTGTGGTTGCCATCTGCCGGGTCTTTAGATCCATTGAATAGAACTCATCAGGTAACACGATCTTTTTGCTGTGAGCGTATTGAAGTGCCTCAAGGAAGGTAACTGGTTGCATAACTTACTTCCCATTTTGAGCGGTCACATACCCCAGTACATCCGCTGCATACAAGGCCTGATCTAGATTGGCCGTAAACTGAGTTTGTGTTGCGCTAGGTATTAATTGCATCAGGTTATAAGCCAGACTTTCAGGACTATCAGATTTGAATACTAACTCCTTGACCTGATCAGGTTTCAGTAACTGCAATTCACCCTGACTATCAGTCAGTTCTTCAACTTCCTGCTGCTCTGGTGAAAGCTTGTTTACTGATGCTTTAAAGCTAAATGCCTGACGTGGTAAAGCGGTGAACTGATTAAAACCTGTTTGAACCTGCTCAATTACATCACCCTCTTCTAATCCGTACTCTCGCTTAAAGTATTGCGGCGTTAAGACTGCACCAGCATTTTTCAACTTCACATCACGATCTGCTTTAGGTTCTTCCAGTGACTTCTCTTCACCAATGATGACCCGGTGACGTTCCCAACCATTGATATCGCATAGCGCATTAATAATTGCCTGGATCGTTGGCATGATCATCCGGACATCGGCTTTATACTTTGAGTTTTGAACCTCAAGATGCACATCACCCAAGGCACGAGATCCAGAGCCATCAGTACCAGATGTGAGAGTCTGGCCAAGGATGACTTTTTGAATACGGCGCTCCAAATTCTTATCAAAGACTTCAAATGTCTGGGATGCATTGCCATTAGTATTGGCAGTTTGAATTTCAACCGAATCTGTACCACTTAACGCAATCACTGAACTAGCATGAGCTCTAAGCAATGCATCACGCATATCAGTCGTTTTACCTGCTGTTTTACCAACCAGCATTGGCAAACCAAACTTTTCAACAAACTTGGCCCAGAATTTAAACCCTGAAGTTTTGAAGAACCAGACCCAATACAAACGGCTTAGGAGCGCTTCACCATAAGGATTTTCAAAAGTAGGTTTACAGCGCGTTAGGAAATGCTTAAACCGCTGATCAACTTCTTGATCTTTCCTAGCCGTATTGTAGTTTTCCAATAAAATAAGGCGACCATCATTCTTAGGCTCATACCATTGCATTGGCTTTTCACCAATCCACTTAAAGCCTATAAACGGCATAATGGTATTACCTTCGATATGCATACATGGCTCTTCAGGCTTACTGTAAATCGCTTCTAAAACTGAATACCCATACCAGCGGGCATTCTGGGTACCCAGCAGAATCTCAGACCACCATTCGCGCAAATGCTCCATGATGATTTTTGACTCTGGGCGGTCTATCGGCTCTATTCGCCACGGCGCACTCTCAAGTTTATCCTGGCGTTTTTCTACGGCCTGATAAATCTCATCGTCATACATCATAACTTTCAATCGTGGACGTGTGACACCAGCTTTTCGAAGTACTTCATCGCCGTCTGGCATTTTAGTTAGATAACTGATTAAGGCCTGTTCGGCCTCATGAGAATATAGTGCACCAGCTTCAGGTTTTGCATTCTCAGGCTTCTTTCTTTTCTTAGACATAACTCAACCTTATGCAGCCGGAGGGCTGTAATTAATCGCAATTACTGCGTCTTCAATCGCATCAATGAGCGTATCCACTTGGTCGTCATGATCGTGGGTAAATGCAGCATTGAATGCCTCACACTCTTCAAAGAATTCACCAACCCAGTGAGCATCTTTAGGTACCATCACAAAACGATCTTCAGGCTTATCCTTGTAATTCGCTTCAAGATGGACCTGCACATCCATAAACCGGGATAGCTTGTCTGTATTACGCTGTACTGGTATGACGGCGACACCGGAGTAAGTTCCTAGTGTCTGGATCAACTGGGTACCTGACGCTTTATCCTCTACTTTCATGTAGCGAATAGGCTTGGTGTGCCAGGTGTATTCCTTGTGCTTATCTAAAAATGCTTTAGCTTGACGATTTAATTCTGGTGCTTCCCATTTGCCGCGTAAGAGATCCAGTAAGTACAACTTGCCATCTATACCCATGCCTACAAGCAGGAATACTGAGTAATCATTGTGCTCTTTGGTTTTCTGCGCCGTATCTACAAGGACAGCGCGCCATTGAAGTTCTGGGTACTCTTTATAGAATCCAAACCATTCAGACTTAATCAGGTCACCGCCTAATTTCTTAGGTTGCTGCATGTACTGACTTGAGAATGTATAGCGGGATACTGTGGCACCTTCTTTGTCCTTACCGCCCTTTTCTAGCTGCAGTAAGGATTGCAGTGATTCTTTCTTTGGCCAGTAACTTTGGCGACCATGCTCATCACGCTCGCTATCTCGCGGCACTAGCTTTTGAATATGTTCTGGTAGCGTTGAAATGTACTTATCATCAATCAGTGCCGGGATAGATATTTGGGTCCATTCACCAGGTAAATTGCCTGTCATGACGAAATTGGTTGGATCCTCAGTGTGAAGGCGCTGCATGATCATGATAATAGGTGTATCAGACTTGGCTTTACGTGAGTTCACCGTGTTCAGTAACTTACGATTCGCGGCATCCCGCTTGATCTTACTGAAAGCATCTTCGGGCTTTAACGGGTCATCAATGATGATACAGCCAGTAAAGCCATCATCCGCCAGTGTACCTGCCCGCCGTCCTGTGACCTGCCCACCCATGGAAGCCACATAGACATGGCCAACGTCATAGTCCTCAACCGTAATCTTCCATTCTTTCTTTGAATCAGTACTGTTGGATACTGTCAAATCCCACATTTGGCGATAGTCTTTCGACTTCACGATGTCACGCGCCGTATCTGATACTCCCTCAACCAATGATTGGGAGAATGACAAATACAGAAACCGGGAACGGGCATTTAAGGCTAAGCCGCGTGGAATCAGGTTGGTGGTCAGTTCAGTTTTACCCGCGCCTGGTGGAACGTTGATAACGACGTTCGCAATCTCACCAGCAATGACCTGATCAATAATCCATGAGATGTAAACATGGTGCCAGTTCACCGTAAATTTAAAACCCATACGGGGCTTAAAGAATCGCCGGGTGAAATATAAATGCTCATCTTCACACAGCTTCTTTTCAACCTGTGTTTGCAGATCCATTTAATATTCCTCTTGGGCCTTCTTTACTGCAGCTTCAACTTGTTCCTGAGTAGCATGAACGACGGTGGTCTGTAATGCTTCGCCGTCCTTACCAGTAATCTCTTGACGATTGGTATATTTACCACCCATATCTTCGGCAGCCTGCTTCAAGATACTTAATGCAGCTACTCGATTCTTGCCATGCTTTTGATATTGATTTTCTAAACGCTGTAAACGAACAGACAAATTCGCTATTGGAATGTTCTGAGGGGTATCTAAAAATTCTTTACGAGCAACTTCAAATTCAGATTTCAATTCAGTACTTAAATCTTTACCAGCTCGCTTAGTTGGGTCATAGGTTTCAACTTGCTGTCTGGAGACCTCTAAGTCAAATTCTTCCTTGACGAGCATTACAGTTTCTTGAGGGGTATTAAATACTGCAAGTGACCGTACAATAAAGTATTTTTGCTTTTTATTTAGTGATGCCATCTCTCTCCATCCGTCAAGGTACGTCAAGGAAAGTGGGCAAAAAAATTAGCCGATAACACAGTTCCCACAACATGCTGCAATATTCGTTTCAGATACAAACGGCGCATTCTTGGCAATTTCCAGAAGTCGCTTAACAGACTCGTCTGCACCCCATCGTCTGGTCTCACCAAAGAACACTTCAACGTCATGGCCCGCCAAATAATGCTTAGGCAGTCCGGTCATATCGCTATAAATGATTTCACCATCAGCATCACGCTCTACACCGATGTGATACAGTTCATGTTCAATCAAGCGGCAGAACTCACGATCTGAGGCTTGTTCGCAATAAGTAGCATCTACAGTGATTAAGTATTGAGGTACAAATCCAAACCAATCTCGCATCTGTTGTTCCTGACGTGCTTTCTTCCAGCCGCCCTGGTTAAACATGACCTTTTCACATTGACCCAGTACCATACGTTTTTTTGCTACGGCGGCAGATGAAGCCCAGGCGAATGCAAGAAACTCTTCATTGTCATGCAGTAATTCAGCAATATGGTCATGATCCGGGTTATGCAGCTGACCACCGAGAGTGAGCCAATTATTAACGACCCATTCTTTAAGCTCTGGCGCAGGTGCCAAGCGAATAGCTTCCTCTTCCTCAGCCTGATCGATCAGATCGCTCGGTGGGAATGGTCTGAACTGTTCCATAAGATGCCTTTAAATTTCTAAGCCACTTAGTAGCACGCCCCATGTTGATATCATTGGCTTCAAAACGTTGATAGCGATAACCCATTTCTTCAGCATGGTCATAACGATCTATGCTCCAGGATTTTGTAGCAAGTTTGCCTTTTCTTCCACCTGACCAAGGACCACCAACAATTTCAATCAGTATTCGATATTCAATAAGGTGTAGATCGAAACGCCAATGCTTCGTACTTTTAAAATGAAAGTATTCTTCATACTTGATTTCCATCCGATCAAGGATCTCTTTCAATCGTTTGAAGACTTCTAGGTATTTCTCACCAGCTTTAGGTAGTGGCCTATTACGAGGTTTATTCTTAACTGGGCCTTTCGCTGTTAAGCGTTTATAGAGTTTTGGATCCATAATCTGCACACATTAAAAAACCACCCTAAGGTGGCTTGGTTAATGATTAGTTTTCATTTTCTTTTTAACTTCATTTTCTTGATTGCATAGCTGATATGCCTCCATTAGTGCCTCAAGAGCATCATCAATCTTTTTGTTAAACTTAGGATTTATTTTTTGATGATAATATTGATGATTGGCAAGGTGGTCATTCACAAATTCAACAGCAACACTCGTAGTATGTAATGCTTCATGTCTAAACCATTTGGGGTTTACTTTCTTCTTAGCCATCTTCTTCTGCTTAAGTGAAAGCAAAATATAATATCATCTTTAATCACCAACATCCGCTGAGTCTTCAATAACCTTTGTTAAAACATTGCCTCACTTTCTATCCAGTTATCCAATTGGAGCGTATCGAACTGAAAATGACAGGAATAGCATAACGACACTGTAAACGAATCATCTGCTTTAATACCTTTACCCTTGCCATGCGACACTATTTGAATGAGCAGCTTGACTGTGTGGATTACCGCACCTGATGCATAGCAGCTTTCTGATTGCTGCGAGTCGCTTTGTATTACGCATACAATGCAAAGCGCAAATTCCTAATACGCTCTTTCAACTTAATCATGATGCCATCGATTGCCAGCAGCTCATTACGTGTCAAACCAGATCGAGTGAGGTTCTGATACTTAGACAACTCAGCACTGCAAAATTCTAAGTCTTGTTTAGCTTGTACTTTGTCTGTCATGGATACCACCAATAAGAAAAGAAAAACCCCGCCAAGTTCGTTATCTAGGCGAGGTCTTATGTACCGTAATACGTCCGGTGATTTAGGAATAAAAAAGCCTGCTTAACTCTCCCAAATTAAGCAGACTAGATTTGCGCTATATCTTCATTTTTATTTGCAGAGCAAAGATATTACTCAAATATTTCAGTATGATGATATGACGTTTTGGTTGATCAACTACTGCTCAAACTCTTTTAAACAGACTTGATATTCTTTCTTGTCGTCGCCTATCTCAGTCACGCCATGTAGAGAAAAAAAACAGAATATAAATCGGAGCATATCTTTCTCCTTATAATCTTATAATAAGAAGCCCGCTTACCTTTGTTAAATAAACGGGCTCGTGATGTAAACAATAAACAGTGTCTTCGTATTACATGCGTCTTCTTGGTGGCGCAGAGCTAATATAGCACCGAGCCTTCCACAATAAAGTATAGATAAGATTTAGAATCTGTTTTTTAGTGTTGGTTTTAGGTTTCTTTCTTTTCATGTAATAAATTTTAAGCAATAAAAAAGCCCACCTTTCGATGAGCTTCTTCATAGTAACATTTCCAACGGCGGGAGTGGCACAAGATGAACTTGAGCGACTGACCCACATCGGCAGTTACCGCCTTAAATATAATTTATCACATCTATTAGTACAAAAAAAGCCCACCATTTGGCGAGCTTTTAAATTTCAATATAATCTTCATATTAAGACAAGAAGAAATGATATCTAAACTCTAGAATACTTGATACTAAATTAAACGAACAAGATCATTTATGTCACTCTGCAAGGCATTTATCTGTTTTTGATTTGCCTGAGTTGATTTACCATAAATTGAGTACCTCTTAGACTGTAATGAGCTTAAAGGGCATCCCTCATGATTGATAATTGAAGCTAAGGTATTACCATCTTTAATATTGATCACTCTTTCATCTAAATATTTATCAGTAAGAACTCCTTTATACTTCTGGACTACCTCTTCTTGCACTAAACGATTAATCTCTTCAGCATGTGACTGGAATGCTTGAGCTACATCTCTAGTATTTGAACGAGATCTATTTTGAACGAAAAGATGTATTTTAGGTAACTCTAAACCACTCTTTTGTGTATCTTGATAGAAGTCCTCAAACTCATCACTAATTGTCTGATTATCAATTGAAATATTAAAAATAAGTTTAAATAAGTTTTTAATACCACGAATAGAGGCTGCATCTGCTGTACAGGGTACAATAATCCTATTAGCAGCAATAATTGCATTTTCTGTATAGTTGGAAAAACTTGGATTACAATCAATAAAAAATACTTGTTCTCTACCAGTAGGTTCTTGTTGCAACTCAAAAGAGGTGATTAAATCATCAATTAAAGTGCGACTAATTTTCCATGCGTGTCGTATTGGGCTAATGCCTAGATGGTTAATAATTTTTGAGCAAATATCCAAATCCATATCACCAGGAAGAATGTATAAGTTCTCTGGCATTTTAGAATTATGCTTTGAAGCCTGAATAAAATAAGAAGATTCATTTCCTAGTTTTGATGATTGTTTAGTATTAAATCTTTCTTTTATATAGCCAGCAATTGTTCTATTTTTCTCGCTAAATTCATTAACTATAGCAGCCCCCTTACCATTACCACCAAGAATCATCTCAGAGACATTTGTTTGGGGACAGGCATCAATTACAACAATATCCTCATCTGGGTTATTAATTGCATATTCAACAGCCAACATATAAGATAAAAATGTTTTTCCAACCCCACCCTTGTTATTCCAGAGTAAATATTTTTTGCTCATTTCTTTGATCTCAATTCTTATACCCACTAACCCTCTTAGTATATCTTAGAATTAAACAAACCTGTATCTATTCCGAATTTCCTAGACTCTTCTTTTAGCAACAAAAAAGCTCACCTTTCGATGAGCTTCTTCATAGTAACATTTCCAACGGCGGGAGTGTCACAAGATGAACTTGCTAAACTGACCCACATCGGCAGTTACCGCCTTAAATCTAATTTAACACATCAAATTGCACAAAAAAACCCACATTTCTGTGAGTCCTTAAATTTAGTTGTCTTATGAATTAATAAAGTGACTATAAAAAAAACCAGTCTAGAGAGACTGGTTTATAAACTTTGAATCTTTTCGTTGGTAGCGGGAGCTGGATTTGAACCAACGACCTTCGGGTTATGAGCCCGACGAGCTACCAGACTGCTCCATCCCGCATCAACGAGTTAGCTTTATACGTCATAAGCAGCATCAAAGCAAATGTTATTAGAAATATAATCGCTTACAGAGGGAATTAGATTAATCAAGCCTCTTAACCCATATTGGTTTCAGTCTTAAACAATAGATGAGAAGCCTGATAAAGCTTCAATCTTCTTCTCTCATCTTCTAAAAAAGCCGTTGGCTCTTCTAACCATGTTGATGCTCGAGAATCAAAATCTGAATTACGTAACCTCCAATCAGAAATTGAGCCATATATAAAAGTATTATCGGCAAATACCAATTTTGCTTTATTAGAAACGTTACTTACAAGTACTTTGTGGGTTGGTAATGAGCCAAATATACTTATTTGAGTGTATCGGTATTTATAAAAATCTGACATAAAACAAATTACTAAATTAGTAACCCACTATACCATCTACAATATTAAAAAAGCTCGCCATTTGGCGAGCTTCTTAACTGTGCAACTTACATACTTCGTGCACTATAAACGAAATATGCCATATCGTGGCATGCCAGTCAAATACTATTCGATTCTTAATCGCTTATCATGTCCAGCCAAGTAAAACTTACCCGCATAGATCATATTTCGCAGAACATTTCGACCCAATTTAAACTCATCTTCCATTCTGCGGTCAGATAGTCCACGTATATTACGCTCTACAAACAATTGAACCGCACGCTTACCTGACTCACAAACCGAACTCGACTTATTAAAATCTACAATCAACTTCCTCACCTGTTCAGCTTCAAAATCATTAATTTGACAAATGACTTGATCCTTACGTGGTGCAATCCCTTTGTTATTTTCACAGATCAGCCAGTAGATCTGATTGACTCTTAGGGAATCTGGTTCATTACCTGACTTCATACGTGATATCTGGATGTATGCCCCATACTGCTTAAGCCACTCTTCAACAGTAAATTTCGCCCAATCCATTACTTCTGATTTCACCGCTGCATTCATCCCAAATCCCCTACCATCTTCTCTATCTGCTGAATCGCGTGACCTGACTTCACTTGATCCGTACTAAACCGTATTACCTGAAAACCCATCATTGTTGCTGCGTTATACTTTTCCATATCCCCTAAATACCCTTTGGCTCTGGTGTGTCTCCCGCCTCCCTGTATCCAAATACCACCTTCAACCTCAACCAATATCTTCTTACCTATCAGATGGAAATCTGCCCGCCACTTTCGTACCTGGTGAAACTCAAATTCTTGCTGGAACTCAATTCTAAGAACTTTTAATTCTCTGGCCAGCTTCGCTTCAAACTCATTCGGTACCTTTTCACTTTTAACCTTAGGGCGCTTGGAACGCCCTTTTGGTCTGGTGGCTTTCACCATTTTCTTGTATTCAGCGATTGAATAAGCTTTCAATGCTCAATTCCCTTTGCTAAATCCAAGAAGAGTAATTTTGCTGTTGCCGTCAAAGTGAAACCTTGTGGTGTCTCCCCATCTTTAGCCACTAATCTCCAAGTCACCAGTCCATTCAAATACCGTTGTAAGCTTCGGATGGAAATTCCCATATTTGGTTCAATCGCTTTATGGATCTGTTTGACAGATACACGCCCTTTGGTGGATGACAGAATCTTGAAGATCATCAGGTGCATGTAGGTTCGATCTGCTTCAGTCAAGCTGCATCTCCTCTTAGCACACCATTAAATCCAACCTGTTTCAGGTAGCTTTCCCATTTCTTGGCCTGTTCAGGTTTCTCTAGTTTCACTGCAATACGAGCAGCAAGTTTTTCATAGGACTCACCAGGTTCTGCATACTTGCCTGCGAACTCTGGATGGTTTGCAAGTTTCTGAGCAAAGATTTGAATCTGTTTTTCAGTCAGGCATTTTGGTTCTGCAGAAGATTTTGATTTTGTGTCTGCACCGGTTTTTGAATACTTGGTTCGGTAGGCATTGATCAACCAGTCTGCAAAATGGAAATTCATGAGTTCATCACAAAGATTCTTTTCAGCGTTGTAGATTTCGAATGCTCGTTTCTCCCGTTCAGCCCAGGTTGAATTCATGAGCATCTCAAAATCTAAATCGGGATCTGCCAAAAATATTTCTTCACGAAGTTTTTTAAAGCAAAGCCACCCTTTTTTATTTTTAGATTCTAATGGGAGATTCATTGGGAGATTCTGTGTCCCGTTAACGGCACTATTCAAAGTCCCGTTATTGGTACTATTCAAAGTCCCGTTAACGGAATCATTCCGTTTTTGGTACTGTTCCGTTTCCGGTACTATTTCAGACAAATTTTTATCCTGTAATGGTTCCGTTTTTGGCACTCTTTCCCGGCCATTCACACCAATCAGTCGATAGACCTTTACGCGCTTTGTAGAACCTTTGCGCTCACCTGTATCTGCAATCAACTTGTCTTCCAATAGTTCAGCAATGATCTTCAGTACGGTTTTACGTTCAAGGCCAGTGTCTTTTTCAAGACGTTGCATACTCGGGTAGCAGCAATGATCTTCACCAGCACGATCGGCTAATGAAAGCAGAATGAGGCGTTTCAGTGGTATGCGACAACCACCTTTCTTTTCGCTCAGTTCCACTCTCCAAGCCCAGTTTGAAGCATCTAAGCTCATATCATTCCCCGTCCCTATTTTCGCCGGCTTCAGCCATCACTCTGCTCGAACTAACTGGTTTGACGTATGCAGCATCAGGAGCCAAGCCAAGTTCAAATTCGCGTGCTTCAACCTTCTCAAGCAGGCTTTGCTTTACTTGATCAGTTGTAGTCGCTTCACATTTGAAAGAACCTTGATGTTGTGCTAAATTTGATCCCATATTCAATGCCCTCTAAAGTTTTGAATTGATAAAGCCTGATCCACGAAATCAGGCTTTTTCTTTTTCTACACAGGTATGAACTTGTGTATCCAGTTCAGCTAAAAGCATATGAAGCTGATGAATTACTTTTGACATATCCATTGCTTCCCCTTGTGTTATACGTCCATCTGCCATCATTTCCTTGAAGACTGCGCAAACATCACCTCCCCCCATCCCAATGCTTAAGACAAGATCCGTTAATGCTATATCCCGACATTCAGGTATTACTGGTAGATCAATGGATACCTTGCCATGTTCCGCATTCAGGCTTTGCAAAATACGAAAGTCACCAGTGATAGCCATGATCTTGGAGGCTTCCGCTAATGTGAGATGGTGTGTATCGGTATTTGGATTAACTTTGCTGTTAAGCACAGCTGGGCTTTTAATTCCTAGACGTGGAGCTATTGCACTTGCGCCACCTGGATAATCATGAACAGTGTTGTATGCCGCATCAGTTATGTTCATTTAAGATTCCTTTGAACGTTTTTGTAAGTTAGCTATGGCTTAAGCTACGTTTGAGACAGTGGAATCTAGAGGTTTTAATCCATTTGCTAAATCACGCACTTGATATTCACGCGCTAATGGAATTTTTTGCTCAGGCCATTGGCTGATTGCTTGCGAACTAATGCCTAGTTTGTCTGCCAACTCAGTGACATTACATTTCAAGAGTTTTAAAGCTTCTGATTTGGTCATAGATAATGCCTCAATGGTAACTTTTCTTACCTTATTAAACAGCATAAAACTTACCTAGTCAAATGGTAAGATTTCTTACAAACAGGATCGGCTTGAATTTATGGAAACTTTAGGTACTCGGCTTAAAGCCTTGAGAAAAAATAAAAAAATAACTCAACAACAAGTAGCTGATGCAATTGGTGTTTCTAAAACATCCGTAATCTATTGGGAGAAAGATGAAAACCTTCCAAAGCACGATAGTTTAATGGCTTTAGCCAGAGTTTTAGGGGTTACTTCTGATTACCTTTTAAATGGTAAAGGGGGCTCTTCCTTTGACAATAATATTAGCATTCCCCTCCCACTTGCTGGTCGCCTTGTCCCTGTTATTTCATGGGTTCAAGCAGGCAGCTGGACTTCTGTCGAATCCGTTCCTGCAGGTACACAATTTGATGAATGGCTTCCGCCAAATCCAAAGTGTGGAAAGAATGGCTATGGGTTGGAAGTCGTGGGCGAATCAATGCTCCCAGACTTTCGCCCAGGCGATAAGATTTATGTAAATCCTGATTTTCAGCCAGATGAATTGAAAACTGGCGATCTGGTGATTATGTCTTGCGAAGGTGATGCAGAAGCAACTTTCAAAAAGTTGATTGTTGAAAGTGGCAATATGTATTTACAACCTTTAAATCCTGATTGGCCGGAAAAGACTATGCCATTGATCCTGGGTTGCAAGCTTGTTGGTAAGGTCGTTGGATTATATCGGGATGTTTGAAAAATAATTCACCGGTGACTAAAAGACGCTATAGGCGGCTTGGGTTGAACACAATTTTAATTATGGGAAGTGTGATATGCAAAAAATTGAAATCAATTCCCACAAGATCAGTCATGTGCTTTATCAACACCATTTGCTGACTGTAGTACTTCAGACGGGTGAAAGATTTCTTTACCGTCTACTTGAATCCACTACTTTTACTAAGTTCATAGATTCAACTGATAAAGATAAATTTTATAAAACTGAAATTGAAGCGAATAAAAAGTTTAAGCGTATTCAGCTTTTTATTTAGTTAAAAGTACCTCTCTACACAGTTTATATGGGAGAGGTTGTATAGAAATACTTAAGATTTAATTGATTATTAGGGGGTAATAAATGGTTGAAACGGCTTCGACTGCAAAAATTGCAGAAAATGAATCAAAACAAATGCTGGAATTTTTCAGATGGTCTACCTATTCTGATACTTTAGAAAACAATGATTATTTATGTCAGGATACTGAAAGGCATTTTCCTGATGGACAATATGATCAGCACCCCTTAGATATAGTTTTTTCATATATACATCCTTATACAGGTAAAGAAATCTTTTTTTATTGTGACTTAAAAAGTTACAGTAGTTCGTCAATAAGTCCACCAAAACTCCGAGAAGCATTAAAATCTTTGGGACAATCAATTTCCTGTGCCAGAGATAATGAACAATGGAGAATTGACTTTTCTAATCCTGATTTTAGTGGAGAAGTTAGAGGTTTATTATTTTTACTAAATCATGATGGGGACTACTCTCAAGACATTCTTTCTAAGCTCAATGTTGTTGCGAAATTTGAGCCGCAAGAACATAGAGGTAATATTAAGACTTTAAATGTTGAAAACTTGCATATAGATCCAAATCAATTTGTGCACATTATGGACCCGACAGTAATTGTATACATGCAAACGATAAGAAAAGACATACAAAGTCTTAGGGGTTCATTAAAATTCCCATTGGGAAATAAAAACTATTACTTTTATTATCCAAATCTTGAATTACATCGAACACAAGGTGATGAGAGTAAGTTTCCTGCGACAGTTGAAGTACTATGTGGTCCATATCTTATAGTTGGAAATTTAGCCTCAGAACAAATTGATGCAGACTCTGATAAAGTCATTAAATTCTTTCCAGGATTTATTGTCTACTACAGATTAGATGGTAGTACGCAAGAGGAATTTTTATTTTTAATTGATCAATTATCAAGATATCAGATGTTTAACAACAGTAAAAAAGTCAATGTTAGACAAATTCATTTAAACCCACATATTAATGCAGAAAAAAACTTTAATAATGCTTTAATAGAATACAATAAAACTTGGAGCGTAAATGGATTAAATCCTATATCTGATGGTCAACTAACATTTAATCAAATTTCAAACTTAGAGAAAAAATTTTTACCTTCACCATTAAATGGGGCTCGACATCTTTAATGAATTATTCAAGATTTTCGTATATAAATCCTAATGACATTGATTTATTTGGAACCTTAAATAGAAATAGAGCGTTAACTAATGATGAAGTTGCGTATTTATTTGCTAAAAGAGGAATAATTTATGGAAAAAACACTTCTCGGGAATTATTAGCAAGAGAGTTTTCTTCATTTTTTCATTCTAGCTACGATTATCATTTAATAGAATCCGCATTAGCTACTGAAAATAAAAGAAGTACGGCAGTATCAGGATTATCATTAAATAACTTAGATGATCTGACAGACAGACAGGTCTTAAATAAACTTGATTCTTTAGAAAGTCAATTTATTGACGACTTAACTAATCAAGAGGAAATAGACATTGATAAGGTTGTTTATAAAAGAAATGGTCTAAAATCAAGACAAATAAATATAAACTATTCAGTCTACGATTTCACAAAAAATGCATTTAATCGTAGAGAAAGAAAAGAAGCAGCTATAATGATACGGCCTATAGAAGGTGGAAACTCCCTCTATTTGGAATACCCAAACTCTAAAGAGTTGGACAACTTGGTTGAATCACAAATATTATCGCATGTCATCAATCAATTTTCACAACCTTCAAAAACTAAAATAGAATTATTAGGTATTACAGATAATCTGCTTAGAAAGCAATTCTTTGATAATCTTATTAGAGATATTGAGGGTTTTGAATATGATACTGTACTAGATATCTATGTAACAAAAGAAAACTCTTCGAGTACTGATGATTTAGCTATCATGACCTCAGTGGCTTCAATTCGCAAAGCTTCTTTTAGTGGTCATGGTTTAATGGATGTTCCTGAGCTTGATACACTTTTAGGTAAAGGGTTTCATATCTATCGTGTAATCTGGCAAGCAACATCAAAAGAAGATAATGATGAAAAGTTTGTATTCGAAGCCAAATTTACCATACCAGATGAATGTGCAGGATTTTCATATTTTTTGAAAGGCCGTAAACTTCAAAACAATAAGATTGAACAGTGCTCTCATACAGAAACTATGAGAATTAATCGTGAAATTTATTTTGCTGCTGTAAGAAGTCTTAATTCCATTAATTCTCCTGGTGAACAATATGCACAAGATTTATCTATATAGAATTAAACTTCCTAAAGGTATTGGGATAATACATAGAACATTAGAAAATTACGAGCATAATATTTTTTCTTTCAATATACTTACTTTTAATAGTCAAATATTAGAGGTAAATTGTTTTGAGAAAATATTTAATAAAGTTTCTTTTTTATCGCCTGAAGGTGAAAATAAGATTATTGAGTATGAAAGTTATCAAAATATTAATTTTTCAATATTTAAAAAACATGATATTTATTATTTAGCACTCTCAAATCCACCGAGATCTTTACGAAATTTTTTCAATCAGTTATCAAAATTGGCAGGAATGGGGTACACAATTGAGCCTGTTAGTATTAACATTAATGCAGTTTCTGAATATTTTTTCAAAAAATACAATTGTAATATTAAGTTTATTTCAATAGAAAAATTAAGCTTAAATAATAAATCATTTGCTAATTTGGAGATTTTTTCTACAGAAAATGCAATTCAAGATTCAAAATATTTTTTATCCAAGGAAGTTTTTTTAATTAACAAAGTAACTTTGCATATTAAAAACCTTATTAGCTCTATTGAACTTACTATTAATAAAAAGGGTTTTATACAATCAAAAACCAATCCTAACTCTTTAAATAACAGTGAAACTTTTAGCTATATACAAGAAATTCTAAATTTTCAAAGCTAACCCACCCCTAGCGGTGGGTTTTCTTTTTCCCAAACTCGCTTATAATTCAAAGTCCAATAACAATAAAACTATAACTATGAAGCACATCACGTTTATCACCCTACTCTTGTCTTTAGCTTTTACCGGCTGCCAAAAGCAACAAGCCTCGAATGTAGATCTGGATGCAGTGACTACTGCCCTGGAGAAGTCAGACAGTATTCTTGGTGTATATATTGAAAAACTAAATTCAGAATTCACCAATCAAGATGTGAAAGTAAAAATTGTATGCAGGGATTACCCTCATGAATACCAAACGAACTATGCCCCCAATATGCTTAAGCTGAATTCGAATTACACTGAATCAGCTCTGTTGGCTGATATGGATAGAACCCTGGACTATTACAATCAACGAGATCAAGTTCAATGCTGATCTAATCTTTTCCTCTGAAACCCGCGAAAAGCGGGTTTTATCCAGTATCATATATTCTTATTAATGAATACTATGATATCTAGAGGAATGATCAAGATTTATTGGAAAATTACTTTATCATTTTTTTAAATCACTATTTTAATTACATAAAATATTTTTTAAGCTATGTATTCTTCTTTTAAAAAAACTTTGTGATTAAGTTATGAAAAAAATATTCTTTGCTTTGGGGTTAATTGTTTTTTGCTCTATTACAAATGCGGCCACTAACCAATGGGAAAGATATCCAGATACGGATGAAGGCCAAGCAATGTACATTATACAAAACAACAAATATGATGAAATTCGTATTCTATGCAATATCTCAAGAAATCAATCAGTTGATCATGGAGCATATTTCATTAATATTGATGGAAAAGTTTATAAAAACACAAATTCAAAATACCCAGTAACTTATGTTTTTAATGATACTGAAAAAGCCTCACCGGCAGGTACAACTGACTGGCACAATGGGGCTGTTCAGTGGAATAAATTTGTTCAAGGTTTAGCTGTAGCCACTAAAATTGATGTATTAGTAAACAATAAAAAAATAGCAACCTTCAAACCTAGTTTTGCAAGTGTACGTGATATAGCTTCTACTATTGGTAGATGTGAAAGTATGGCTTACAGAAAGTTTTAATAACTAAATCTTTTTTTATTGGTCCCGTATTTTGGAACTAGCTTTCCTGTTGACATCTTAAACACCTTAGTAAAATACTCTAGAGTCCAAACAACCCACCCTGTGTGGGTTTTCTTTTGCCTATTAAAACACAAAAGTAATTTTTATTACCATTTGTATTGACTTATTAGGTAAGCTAACTTACTTTAGTTCTCGTAGACAACAAAAAAGCGCCGAAGTTTGAGACCCGAAGCGCTTTTACAGATAACTGCGAGATCAATTATGAACAAAAACCCGATTCAAAGCAACTTGCCGGAATTCAAGCCATCAAGCATGACTTCTGAAAAGCTGTATCAGCATCCAGTCCCTACCCCTAAACCACATTGGTTGAGCAACTTCTCTGCTCTATTGATTCTTGTATCTATCTTCATCGGTCTTGCTGCAATGTTTACCTATGCAGCGGATCGAGAAGCTGCCTATCAAGCGGAAGCGATTGCAAAGGCAGTTGGGGGTGCGAAATGATTTTAAATTCTGCTGATCAAATTTTTGATGCCCTTTTGAATGGCCAGCTAGTCTACTGGTGTGAATGTGGCTCTGATAACTGGTCTCCTCTAAATGATCGTGCTCAAATTAGCTTTGTTGACCTTTATACCGGTTTCCTGCAATTCAAAGCAGATGAACTACCTGTAGTTCCAATGCCAGTAGAGTTTGATTCAACTCATCGTTATTTCTCTGAATACCTCAAGACCTTTGAAGGACTTGAAATCTATCGAGTGGGTAAAACTCGGGCGAGCTATTTTGCCCTACGTGTCAAAAGCTCAGGGACTATTGCTGACTATTTCTGCAACACCATCATCTACTCCATCCAGCCTAATGGATCATTAAGGAAGATGGACAAATCTATCACTCCAAAATGGATTTTAGATGGGCTGGAAAATGCGCGTGTTGCTATGCGCAAAAACAGACGTCATCAGGTTTTGGAAAGTACCGGCTTCTTTGCATCAGAAGATTATAAGAACTTTAAGCGTAATAACCGTCCTGCAGGAGTACGTTGAGATGGCGATTAATATTATTCCAGCGGACCAGCCGCTACTTGTCCAAGCTATCATCGTGTATCTGTATGCGGATCCAGGCTTGGGTAAAACTTCTATTGGTTTCACCGGCGAAAAAGCTATTTCTTTCGACTTTGACAAAGGTTCTCACCGTACTGGTGAGTTGCGTCGCGGTGCTGTGGTTCAGGTCAATCAATGGGCCGATGTGGCCAATTTAACCATGCAGGATCTGGAACCATTCAAGACGATTGTGATTGATACCGTTGGTGCAATGCTTGAAAGCATCAAAACTCATTTAATGCTGAATGCGACCAATAAACAGAAAGATGGCTCTTTGAAACTCAAAGCACAGGGCTTGGCCAACAACATTTTCAAGCAGTATGTGAATACGCTGATTGCTTCAGGCAAAGATGTAGTTTTCATTGCTCATGCTTCAGAAGATCAGAATGGTGACCAGGTAATTTACCGACCAGATCTTGGGGGTAAGAACCGTAATGAGCTATATCGCATTGCAGATGTAATGGGTTACCTGACTACTGTACAAACAGGCGAAGGTAAACATGAGCGGGTTATCAGCTTTAGACCATGCCCTACTCACCATGCCAAAAATGCAGGTGGTTTGGGTGGTGAAACTGGTGAGGTTTGGGTACCTGATTTAAAAGCTAATCCCTCATTCCTGGCTGATCTAATTAAGCAGGCTAAGGATCACATCAACACCATGACACCTGAACAGCTGGCAACGATGAAGGCTCAGGAAGAATTAGAGAACTGGATTCAAAGCTGTGCCGAAGCTCAGTATGCCAGTGATTTAAATCAGCTCACCGAATCTATTGATGATAAGCACCAGTATTACAAAAATATGCGTGTTGAGCTGGTTCGTAGAGCAATGGAACTTAAATGCAAGTTCGACAAACAACGTAATGCTTGGGTAGATCCGGAGGAGTTCTTTGGTATCGATGACCAGCAATTGGCCGAGCTTCAAGCCTTTATCGATGAGCGCGGTCTGGATGCAAAAACCATATGTGAACACCTTGGTATTGATGCACTGAATCAAATTGAAGCCAGCAAACTGGTAGCGGTTAAACAAGAAATCGAACTAATAGCAAAAGAAATGGTGAACGCATGAAAATTCTAAATAGCAAAGAAGCTTTTGAAGCAATGATGGCTGGCCGAAATATCATGTGCCGCGCTGCTGGTGAGCTAATGGATTTTGATGATCTGTCTCAGTTCCCTGCCACAATTTTCGCTATGCCAGGCTATGAGTTCTGCATCAAGATTGAAACCATGGAACTGGCTGGTGTTACTTTTGCCAAGCCTTTAACTCTTAATGATGTGGTGGAAGGTCAGGAAATATTCCTGGTTTACCCTAACTGCATTGTTCACACTCAATTCACTTCATTATCTGGAAAGTATGTTGAATGTGTACGTTATGGTTTCGCCCAGGCGGATCAGGAAAATGCCGAATTACAGCTACAAGCAATTGGTAAACTTCTTGGACGAGATATTCCTTACCCTTTGACAATAGAAAGTCATTACCAACCTGAAAAAAAACGTCGCAGCCGAAAAGCCAAGGAAGATACTCAGCAGGTTAACACGCTAGCTGAATCAGGTAATGCCGTGTCGAATATTGAAAAACAACCTGAGCCAGAGGTGGTTAAGCCTGTTGAGGCTGTACCAGAAGTATCAATCGCTGTTGCTGATGTTTCAAAGGCAGCGATTGAAGAAGATGCGGTTGAAACTGACCCCGTAAAGCTTGTTGAAAAGTTCACTGCCCAGATTGATCAATTTACCACGACCCAAGATGTACTTTCATTCCGTCACGTTTTCTTGGCCAATGGACATTTAGATCAAAAAGATCAACAGCACCTATGCAAACTGACTGAAGACAAACTTCTTGAGCTAGATCCTGAGCAGTACGCACCTAAGGCTGAACCCGAACTATCTCCAGATGAAGTCACTGAAGTTGCGCAACCAAGTTTCATGGATCAAATTGAAAATGTGGCACGCAAACAAGCATCAGTAGAAAGTGCTGAACATGGTAGTGCCCCTATCGATCTTTTCTACAAAAAGAAAAAGCAGGTTTTGATTAACCGGATCTATGACATGGATTCAGTTGAAACATTAGAACGACTTGCACCCGCAATACCTGCAGCTAAATTGCTCCCAGCGGATCATCAGGAGCTACTTAGCATTTATGCACAGCGCAAAGATGCTTTGGCTACTGAGACTGGGGAAGCTTCATGAATTATTCCTATTCTTCTATGACCCGCGTGCTGCTTGTGCAGCACAACGGTCGGGTTAGAACTTACCGCAATATTAACCTGTTCGGTATTGATGATTGCCTACGAGATTTTGCGAATACCTGGGGGTACAGATGATCTTCAGAATCAAACAGAAGCATGAGGCCGGATTCAAGCTTTGGCTGGAGAAGCTAGGTTATACAAAGAAAGACCTTGCCGATGGCAGTTCAACATTTACTGGTAAAGGCACACGTAAGACATTGAGCTATGTGTTTTTAAAAAATGATTTAACAGGCAATGCAGCATGCCAGGTGCTATTTGATGAATATGAAGAGCACCTGGATAACCCAGATTATTTAGATGTAAAGGTGGCGTGATGGATAGTAGTTCTAAACGAGTCATTGAGCCTACTAAATTTGATGATGCGCAATGGCTCTGGTGCGCTGACTGGTGCAAGAAAAAAGGTTTAAGCCCATATGATGCGAAGAACTGGGCAGATGCAAAGTTTGAATACTTGAAGGCTCAAGGAGAAAACAATGATTGA